ACATCAGGCGCTAATGGTTCATCAGGAACTTCTGGAACTGCAGGAAGTTCTGGAACAAGCGGAACTGCAGGAAGCTCTGGCTCTGCAGGAAGTGCAGGCTCTTCAGGTACATCAGGCGCTAATGGTTCATCAGGAACTTCTGGAACTGCAGGAAGTTCTGGAACAAGCGGAACTGCAGGAAGCTCTGGCTCTGCAGGAAGTGCAGGCTCTTCAGGTACATCAGGTGCCAACGGTTCATCAGGAACTTCTGGAACTGCTGGTTCTTCTGGAACAAGCGGAACTGCAGGAAGTTCTGGTACAAGTGGTACTGCTGGCTCTTCAGGTACATCAGGTGCCAACGGTTCATCTGGAACTTCTGGGACAGCTGGTTCTTCAGGAACAAGCGGAACTGCAGGAAGTTCTGGTACAAGTGGTACTGCTGGCTCTTCAGGTACATCAGGTGCTAATGGTTCATCAGGAACAAGCGGAACTGCTGGTTCTTCAGGAACAAGTGGTACTGCTGGTTCTTCAGGTACATCAGGAACTAGAGGTTCATCAGGAACTTCTGGAACAGCAGGTTCTTCAGGAACAAGTGGAACTGCAGGAAGTTCTGGTACAAGTGGTACTGATGGTTCTTCAGGAACTTCAGGAACTTCAGGAACTGCAGGAAGCGCAGGCTCTTCTGGTACTGGATTTAATACTATAACAAATCCATTAAATGATAGAGTATTAACTTCTTTAGGAACAACAAATACTGCAAATGCAGAAGCGAATCTTACATTTGATGGTACTCTATTACAAATTAGTGGTACAACTAGTGGTGCAACTCTATTTAATATTATTGGTACACAAGGTCAATTGTTTAGTGTAAACGATAATCTTATAGGAGACATTTTTTCGGTTAATGATATTTCTGGTATTCCAATATTAACTGTTAACTCTAATGATAGGGTAACTATTGATGGAACTTTAGTTTTAAATTCAACTTTATCAACTGGATTGGGTGCAGCAACTCATACTGTTGCAACAGTTGATATGTCATTAGGTCAAGCTGCTTATTTTGATTATTATGTTATGAGTGGAACAACATTAAGGTCTGGTGTTGTATTGGGAGTTTGGAATGGAACATCTGCAAAATATACAGAAGTTTCAACAAAAGATTTAGGAGGAAACACAAATGCAGTTGATTTATCTGTTGATGTATCAGGTTCTGATGCTAGACTTAGAGCAACAATTTCCAGTGGTACTTGGACAATAAAAACAGGTGTAAGAATAATTTAATATTATGAGTAGCATTGGAGGGCCGAATATAATTAGAGACGGATTAAAGGTTTTTTATGATTTTTCAAATACAAAATCATATCCAGAATCTGGCATGTCAATTATTGACTTAAGTCACAATCAAAATGGAACAATAAACACAGCTACATATGGAGTTTATGGCGGAATTAAATCACTTTATTTTGACGGCACTTATGGGACTAGTGGTTATGTTGAATCAAATTCCTCAGTTGTATCAAATTCATCTTTTTCTGTTTTAGCTTGGTGCAGAACGACTGATTCAAATAGAAGTGGTGGAACTCAGGGTAGAATGGTTTCGTCTACTTATGCATATCAAGGCAATGGAGTTAGCAAAGACACTGGTTGGATTTTGGGCACCACTTGGACTGGCACAAACTTTAATTTTTCTATATATGATGGAAATGGAGCATCTGCAACAGCAATTTTTTCAAATAATTGGTATACTCCAAATTTAAATAATTGGATTTTTGTTGTTGGTGTTTTTAGTGCTGGAACTTATGTTAGAAGTTTTCAAAATGGAATCAGAATAACAAATACAAACACAACAATATCTTTTTTAAGTGCACAAACTTCATCCCTCAAATGGGCAAGAAGAAGTGCTCAATCACAATCTAATTGGCTAGGTCAAATAGCAACTTGTATGTACTATGATATAGCTCTTTCAGATGAAGAGGTGTTACAAATTTATAATGCTACAAAATCACGTTTTGGTTTATAAATATATTTATAACTATGAGTTTCTTTAGAGGTCCAAAAATAACAACAAGCGGTCTAATTTTATATTTAGATGCAGGAAATATTAAAAGCTATCCCACAAGTGGCACTTCTTGGTCTGATTTAACTAATAATTCATTTAATGCTACATTAGTTAATAGCCCAACATTTAGTAATGGCAATATTACATTTGACGGTCTGAATCAATATGTTAATCTAGGAAATATAGCACAAATAGCTCCTGGAACTGGGGATTTCACTATTTGTTTTTGGATTAACCCGACTAATTGGTCTAGCACCTATTCTCCACTATTTACTACAACTACAACAAATGGTCTTTGGATAGGGAAAAATCAGGGTAATTTTGTTTTGAGAGCTTATAATGTGGCAGATGATTTACAATATTCAACATTTCCAACAGTAAATACCTGGACTTACGTTACAGTCACAAGAAGTGGAACAAGTGCTAATATTTATTACAATACCGCATCAGTAGTTAATAATGTGGTTACTAGAAATTATGTCACAGGAACTAGTGAAATTTGTCGTGATGGTACAACAAATGTATTTACTGGGAAATTTTCAATATTTAAATATTATAATAGAGCATTATCACAATCAGAAATAGAACAAAACTACAATGCTCTAAAAACAAGATTTGGATTATAATGTACACAGGACCTAAAATAATTACAGATAATTTAATTTTATGTTTAGATGCTGCAAACATAAAATCATATACAAGCGGTTCTACTTATTGGTACGATTTGAGTAAAACTATCAGCGGTTCTACATTAATAAACAACCCTTCTTTTGATAGTAGTGTTAATGGAAGTTTATATTTTAATGGAACAGATGAATACGCTAATTGTGGCAACTTTTCTTCACAACAAATAACAAGTGGAACTATTTTATGTTGGTTTAAAGGACAACAACAAGGCAATGACTACAATGGAATAGTTGTTAAATCTGGAGCTTGGGGAATTTTTATATTTCAATCTAAATTATACCTATATGATTGGGGTAATGGCGTTGGCAGAGACACAGGAGTAAATGTATCAGATAACACTTGGAGAAATGTAGCTTTTACATTTTCTAGCACAGAATTAGGACTGTCAAATAACTCTTTTGTATATATAAACGGCAATCAAGTTTTAAATACCACAGTAAAACATTCAACACATTCATCTCCATTGCTTGTTGGATATGGAAATTGGTTGTCCCAATATTTCCAAGGCAATATATCTTATTTACAAATATACAACCGTGTACTTACAGGTGTAGAAATTAAACAAAATTATAATTCAACAAAATCCCGTTTTTCTTTATAATTTTTATTTTTATAATATATTTATAAAGTGCAATTGCTTTGGACAGTGAAGAAGTAATTAGTCTATATTAAAAGCATATTAATTTATGTTTATAGATACTTTTTTATTGTCCAATTTTAAAAAAAGTATCGAAAATGTCTAACGAATTTATTGCTAGAAAAGGTTTGGTAGTTCAGTCTCTTACAACAGGTACGACTGAAACTGAAATCCTTGTTGTTGATAGTGATGGATTAGTTAAAGTAAGAACAAGTATAGCTTTAGGTGGTTCTTCTGGGTCTTCTGGTACAAGTGGTACGTCTGGTTCATCAGGAAGTTCTGGTACATCAGGTTCTTCAGGAACTTCTGGTACGGCTGGAAGTTCTGGTACTAGTGGTACAGCAGGTTCTTCTGGAACTTCTGGTGCTAATGGTTCTTCAGGTTCTTCAGGAACTTCTGGTACGGCTGGAAGTTCTGGTACTAGTGGTACAGCAGGTTCTTCTGGAACTTCAGGAACTAGAGGCTCATCAGGAACTTCTGGAACTGCTGGCTCATCAGGAACTTCTGGAACTTCTGGCTCATCAGGTTCTTCAGGAACTTCTGGTACAGCAGGTTCTTCTGGTACTAGTGGTACAGCAGGTTCTTCTGGTACATCAGGCGCTAATGGTTCTTCAGGTTCTTCAGGAACATCAGGCGCTAATGGCTCTTCAGGTTCTTCAGGAACTTCTGGTACAGCAGGTTCTTCAGGAACTTCTGGTACAGCAGGTTCTTCTGGAACTTCAGGAACTAGAGGCTCATCAGGAACTTCTGGAACTGCTGGCTCATCAGGAACTTCTGGAACTTCTGGCTCATCAGGTTCTTCAGGAACTTCTGGTACAGCAGGTTCTTCTGGTACTAGTGGTACAGCAGGTTCTTCTGGTACATCAGGCGCTAATGGTTCTTCAGGTTCTTCAGGAACATCAGGCGCTAATGGCTCTTCAGGTTCTTCAGGAACTTCTGGTACAGCAGGTTCTTCAGGAACTTCTGGTACGGCTGGAAGTTCTGGTACTAGTGGTACAGCAGGTTCTTCTGGAACTTCTGGTGCTAATGGTTCTTCAGGTTCTTCAGGAACTTCTGGTACGGCTGGAAGTTCTGGTACTAGTGGTACAGCAGGTTCTTCTGGAACTTCAGGAACTAGAGGCTCATCAGGTTCTTCAGGAACTTCTGGTACGGCTGGAAGTTCTGGTACTAGTGGTACAGCAGGTTCTTCTGGTACATCAGGCGCTAATGGCTCTTCAGGAAGTTCTGGCTCTGCAGGAAGTGCAGGTTCTTCAGGAACTGGATTTAATACAATAACAAATCCTGCAGATAACAGAGTATTAACATCACTTGGCACAACAAACACTGCTAACGCAGAGGCTAATCTTACGTTTGATGGTTCTCTTTTAGATGTGACTGGAGGTGTTAATGTTCAAAATGGAAATAACATTACTTGGGGAGGTACATATGCAGCTGGAAGCCCAACTATTTCTTCATCAAATGCTGGAGCATCCTCTTATATTGGATTTTATCCACAAGGAGTTACATCAGGTGAGATTGTAAGAATACAAGCATCTGGAAATACGACAATAAACGGCACTTTAACAGTTCAAACTATTGCATCAGGTACTACAACCGATGTATTAGTAAAAGAATCGACAGGAAGAGTTACATATAGAACTCTTGCTTCTATAGGAGGTACTTCAGGTTCTTCTGGCACAAGTGGTACGGCAGGCTCTTCTGGTACAAGTGGTACGGCTGGAAGTTCTGGTACTAGTGGTACAGCAGGCTCTTCAGGAACTTCAGGAACTAGAGGCTCATCAGGAACTTCTGGTACGGCTGGAAGTTCTGGTACTAGTGGTACAGCAGGCTCTTCAGGAACTTCTGGAACTGCTGGCTCATCAGGTACATCAGGCGCTAATGGCTCTTCAGGTTCTTCAGGAACTTCTGGTACAGCAGGTTCTTCAGGAACTTCTGGTACGGCTGGAAGTTCTGGTACTAGTGGTACAGCAGGCTCTTCAGGAACTTCAGGAACTAGAGGCTCATCAGGAACTTCTGGAACTGCTGGCTCATCAGGAAGTTCAGGCTCTTCAGGAAGTTCAGGCTCTGCAGGAAGCGCAGGTTCTTCTGGTAGAAATAATCCTCAATATTGGACTTCTGGTTCAACTTGGAACGGAACAAACTATCCAATTAAAGCAGATAATAATAGTGGTTTAGATTCTACTGGTTCATATGCTGTTGCTGAAGGATTTAAAACATCAGCATTTGGAGATTATTCTCATGCTGAAGGTCGTGATGGAACATCACTAGGTCGTTCTTCTCATGCAGAAGGAGAAAACACAAAAGCTCTTAGTGCATATACTCATGCAGAAGGCTTTCAAACAATTGCATCAAACATTGCTGCACACGCAGAAGGAAGTGGTACAACGGCAAGTGGACAATATTCTCATTCTGAAGGCCATAAGTCAACTGCATTTGGAGATGGTTCACATGCTGAAGGTGGTGCGGTAATAAGCTTGACACCTTTTAGTGGAGGTACTGCTATTGGTGCAAGTTCACATGCGGAAGGTATTGAAACAACATCTTTTGGTATAGTATCACATTCTGAAGGTGTATATACTACCGCATTTGGAGAAGGTTCACACGCTGAAGGACTTTACTCTTTTGCTTATGGAACATATTCTCATACTGAAGGTGATAATACAACTGCTAGTGGAAATTCATCTCATGCAGAAGGACTTAATAGTGTTGCATTTGGAAATAATTCACATGCTGAAGGGTATAACACAACGGCAATAGGTGCGTTTGGTTCACACTCTGAAGGTGATTATACAACTGCATTTGGAGATGGTTCACATGCTGAAGGAAGCGGTACACTTGCTTTTCAAGAAAGGTCTCATGCAGAAGGTAGTTTTACCACATCTGTAGGATTAGCTTCTCACTCTGAAGGTCAATATACAACTGCTATTGGTAATTACTCTCATGCAGAAGGTAGTGGTACTACAGCAGTTGGAATTAGTTCACATGCAGAGGGTTATCAAACAACAGCTTTTGGCCTTTATTCTCACACAGAAGGTTCTGGAACAACTGCAAGTAACACACATTCTCATTCTGAAGGTACTAACACAAAAGCAACTGGTTTAGCAGCTCATGCTGAAGGTGATTTAACACTCGCTAGTGGTTCAACATCACATGCCGAAGGTTATCAAACAATAGCTGGTGGTGATTATTCACACTCAGAAGGTTATCAGACAATTGCTAGCGGCTTATATTCCCACGCTGAAGGTCAGTCATCAAGAGCAACTAATAATGATTCACATGCTGAAGGTTTAGGTACATTAGCAAGCGGAGCAAATTCACATACTGAAGGTCAATTAACAACCGCCAGTTCCTCAAATTCACATGCTGAAGGTATACTAACAACAGCCGCTGGTTCACCATCACACGCTGAGGGTACTGCAACAAAAGCTATTGGTGATGCATCACACTCTGAAGGTAATACTACATTTGCAAGTGGTGCAAGTTCACACGCAGAAGGTTGGTTAACAACAGCGGCAAACACAGCATCTCACGCAGAAGGTTATCAAACAACAGCTTTTGGCCTTTACTCTCACGCAGAAGGTTCTGGAACAACTGCAAGTAACACATATTCTCATTCCGAAGGTACTAATACAAAAGCAACTGGTTTAGCAGCTCATTCTGAAGGTGATTTCACACTCGCTAGTGGTTCATCATCACACGCTGAAGGTATTCAAACTACAGCGTCAGGAAATTATTCACACGCTGAAGGTGCGTCAAATACAGCTATTGGTTCACAGTCACACACTGAAGGTGCATTAACAAGTGCTATCGGTCAATCATCACACGCTGAGGGTGAACTTACAATAGCAAGTGGTCAAGGTTCTCATTCTGAAGGTGCTGGAACTATAGCTAGTGGTGGATTCTCGCATGCTGAAGGTAGAATAAGTACAGCATTTGGATTATATTCTCACGCAGAAGGCTCTGGAACAACTGCAAGTAACACAGCGTCTCATTCTCAAGGTGCTAATACAAAAGCAACTGGTTTAGCAGCTCATGCTGAAGGAGAATCCACAATAGCTTCAGGAGATTATTCACATGCACAAGGACTTTCAACAACAGCTTCTAGCACATATGCTCACGCTGAAGGAAGATTGACAGTAGCAAGCGGTTTATTTTCACATGCTGGAGGAGATGGGTCTCTTGCTGGAACTGCAGCATACACTTTCGCTCATGGACTTTCGTGTATTGCATCTGGTCAGTCCTCTGTAGCTATGGGTGCATATGCTAGAGCAACTTCTTTAGGTGCAGTTGCCATGGGAAGAGGTCCTAGTGTATCTTCTCCTTTAGTAGCAGGAGCGCAAGGTGCTATAAATTTAAGTTATAGAGCTTCTGCAACTGCAGGTCTTGGAGAAATTTATGGATTATACTCATCATTGGTTGGTGGATTAAATAATTTGATAGATATAAATGGAGACCAATCTGGTATATTTGTAGGTACTACTAATGCAATAAGTGCATCAACATCTGCTATAATAGCAGGAAATAGTTGTGTTATTGGTATAGGTCATAGTAATAGTATAATATTAGGTGGAACCTCTCAAACTACAGATGGTTCTGGTCAAGTTGTATTAGGTGGAATAAGAAGGCTTGGGTGGGTATATTCTAATACATTAACAGCAGCAATAGCAAATACATCTAACACAAACTACACTCAAATATTCAACTTTACAGCAGTTGCAAACTCCATTTATAGGGCTAACATTATAGGTACATATCAAACTGCAGCTTTAACTACTGGAATAAAGGTTAGACTAAGTGGTACTGCAACTTGTAACGTAGTAGGTAGAATGTATGGTGCAATATCAGCTAACGCAGTTGCTACAGAATTAGCTTTTCCAGCAACAACAATGACTTCAGAACTTGTAACGACTGATGTGTCGGCTACAAACACACCTCACCATATTGGTGCAGATATTATTTTTAGATGTACGGTGGGAGGTACAGTTATAGTCGCAATGGCATCTGAGGTTAACGCCTCATCTGCACAATTAAATATAGGAACTTCAATGATTGTAGAACGAATAAATTAAAAAATATGATAAATAACTGGATAACATTAGCAGAACAAAAAAACGGAATTAATATTCAAAGAAAATTTGCAGGACTTCATACAGAGGTAGATGAGGAAAATAATGTATTGTTTTGTAGAATAAACTATTTTGAAAGGGAATTGTATCCGAATGGCTTAATTATGAAAACTACAAAAAAAACATATTCTCTTGAAAATTTAAGTGAAGAGTTTTATAATGATGAAAATGGTGTTCCATATAAATTAAGTGCTACAACTAGTTTAAATTATTATATAGAAAATGTTGGTCAACCATCTATAATAAATCCTGTAAATGAAATATTACAAAATACAACATTACTTCCAGCAATTGTAGAAGATAATTATCCTCTTAATAGAGATACAAGGACAAGAGAATATAATTACGAATAATAATTATATTATTTTTTTTATCTTTTCTATTACTATATTCCCAGTAATAGATTTACTACATTCAAATTGTCTACTTGTTCCCTTATGTAATGGACACCAGTTCCAATCGCCCTTGTCAAACCTAAAATCAGGTTTCATCCAACAAGAATTGCACACTGATTCATTTACTATTCTAGTACAATTACTTGAAAATTCATGTTCTTTATTTGTAAAATTAGAAATCAAAAAAACATGTTTAGACAAAGACCAGGCAAGCCAAGAAAGACCGCTAGATAATCCTATGAAGAATTTACATCCTTTAATACACCTAATTATTTCTTCCATAGAATATTCAGATAAATTTTGTACTCCCTTTAAGTCAGTTCCTTCTTTTGAAACATTATAAACTTTAAATCCTTTTGATATTAAAAAATCAACAACTTCTTGCCAACCAGTAGGATTATTCCAATACTTTAATCCTGCAGTTGAATGAGGAGCTATAACAACATAATCACTAAACATAAATGGCCATCGATTTATGTTTTTAGTATCTACAATTGGTTTTATTTCTTTGTAATCTAAACCTAAAATGTTAGTTGCAACTTTTTGTAGTGGTATTGTATTACAAAGTTCTGGTTCTAAATTAGAATCATAAAAACAGCCAACTTTATACATTGCATACAAATTTTCGACAACATCTCCTGGATTTATAAATTCTAATTCTTTATAAGAGCCTTTAAATAAATCATTTAAAAATGTAGAAACAACAACTTTACAATTGTGTTTCTTTCTAAATTCTTCAACATATGGAATCCAAGCAAGATTATCTCCAATAGAAGACGAATCAATTGCTATATAAACTTTTTTATTATTTAAATCTATTTTTTTATCATAAACAATGTTTCCTTCTGTAGAAACCTTTATATGCCAATCGGTATAATATTGTTTATTTGGCTTACACCATTGACCAACTCCTATTTCTGTTGAAAATACTAATTCGTTATTAATAGAATCGAAAAACTCTACTTTATATTTTCTATTACTAATACCTTTTAATTCTACTTTTGCACCCATAACAAGATTTATATCTATACCAATCTTTTCTATAGGTTCTCTATATACTTCACCTTTTCTTTTCTTGCTTGAATTGTATACATTTTTATATAATTCTTTAGTTTCTTTTGAATTATATTCTTTTTTAATGTTTATAATTGATTTATATGAGTCTATCAATCTATTAACTATTTTAGACCAATCGAAATTCTGCCTATCATCGTTACATTTATCAAGATAGCTAGGGTAATTTAATACAACTTTATTAATACCCTTAACAATAGATTCTGTATTTCTTGTCGTATTAACAAATGCTTTAATTTCTAAACTGCCATCATAAACTCCAACGACTGGCATAAGACAAGAAATTGCCTCTAGTATCGTTAAATTAGGATGTCCCGCCTCTAATTCTGATGGATGTATAAATATAGAGTGACTTCTATATATTTCTAACAGCTCATCTTCAGATACGTTTCTTGTAATTAAATTCAACCCTTCATATTCCAATAAATCCTTATTGTTTTTAAAAAAGTTTAGATTATTTTCAGGTCCAACAATAGTAATTGGTAATCCCAACTCTTTAGCTGCCTCTATTGCATATCTAAAACCTTTTCTATCATAAGAATTGTCATCAGAATATCCGTTATTTGCAACACAAAGTAATTTAATATCCTGTTTGAACTTATCTTCATTTGAAGGGGTGAAATAAGTAATATCAACACCATGACTAATATAGAACAGCTTATCTGTATTTTCAAAAAAGTCTACAAGAAATTCTGCATGGCAAAATGAAACAATAGAACCTTTAATGGCTTCTAAATTTTGTTTATATAATTCAGAATCTTTTCCATATCTATAAACATGATGGTCATGCAAAGAAAAAATATATGGAATTCCCATTTCTTTTGCTTCTAATGCTAAATTCGCAACATGAATATGTACTATATCGTATTCATTTTGTTTTATCTCATTTAAATATTTTATATCACATATATAACCTTTTGATTCAAAATTTAATTTATAATTCCAAATCACTTTTTCAATTGCCCCCCATCCATTAGGTGGTATTGTTATTATTCCTGGTGTTATTTGTGTTATTCTCATCTTAAAACAATATATGAATTTATGTCTTTATTTTCTTTTGCAAATATAAGATTTTCTTTTTCAAAAATCTCTATTTTTTTTGTGTTATTAGGCAATAAATTATAAGACCAAGTATTTTTGCCGTATAAAATATGCTCTATTTTCAATTCTTCTCCATTATCGTCATTGTACTTTATTACTCTATTTACGTCTGAATCTCTGTAATTATAGCTTAAAACTGCTATTCCATCAATTGGATTCATATTTATATCAAAAACTTTATAAAACTCAGTTGTACATCCATTATATTTACTGTTTAAGCTACTTTCAGAAGTTACTGTATTCCATTTTGTTTCTCCAAAATCTGTAATCATGTCAGAGTTAGTTCTAATTATTAAATCATCAACAACAGAATTAAGGTTAAGTCTAACATATTGTTCTACTATTTTAAAAACTCTTGGCTCAAAATTTCTTTCAAGATATTGAATATAATCATCTTCTGAATAAATGTTTTTTACGTTTTTAACAAAAAAATCAATTTCACAAAAGAAATAATGAAATGAAATATCATCTTCATTAAAATAAAACAAACCTTTTTTATTATAATTATCACATAAGTTTGGAATGTTTTTCATAAAATTAAATCCTTCTTCTCCTATAATTGCGTCAACTTCTATTCTTTGAAAATATTTATAACCTAAACTTGAAGCTATATTTAAAGCTCTAAATAAATTTATCATTACAGATAATCCATGCTTCTGTAAACCATTATTTATTATTTCATATATATCTATTGTATCATTTCTTTTCCATAAAACAAATGGTTCAGTATCAAATTTTTCTTCAGAAAATAATTTATTATTTTTATCATAGAAATAAAAATCTACTAAATCTATTATTTCTTTTTTAATTGTTGTATTTGAAATTAATAATACATCATTATTATTTTCTTTTAATGATTTTACACATTCAAAAAGTCTATTTTCTATTTCTTCAGAATGTACATAACAATCTATTATTGTAATTGGTTTAAGTTTTAAATTCATACTATTTTTATGTCTTTCTTTTAATAAATTCTTCATTGATTCATGAGTTTTTTCTTTTTCATCACTATTAAGAGAAGTTAGTACTCCTCCAAAATGTTCTCTATAAACTCCACCATACCAATCATCATTTTTAATTAATCCATGTAAAGACAATTCATAATTTAATGCGTAATCAAGATAAGGTAATTTATCCATATAATCTTTATATATGCCTTTTATGTTTCTAAATACTCTTCCGAAACCAACATAATTGTTATCAAAAAGTTGTTCAGTTTTTACCGTTTCAAATAAAGACCAAAATGTAGAAACTCCATCTCCTGGTATATATTCATTTTCACCCCTTAATATACAATATCCAGTTCCATACATAACATAATCTTTATTTTCATCAAGAAAATCAACTTGTTTTTGAAGTTTATATGGGTCTACATAATAGTCATCTCCATCCAAATATGCTACATATTCTCCTTTGGCTTGCTCAAGTAAAAATCTAATATTTTTATGAACTCCCCAATTTTCTGTAGCTTCATGAACTATTAAATTTGGAAAATAATTTTTTAATCTTAATAATATTTTATCAGAACCATCTTTAGAAAAATCATCTCTAACTATAACTTCATAGTCAAAATTAGTTTTTTGATTAAGAACAGTCAATAAATTTACTTCTAAAAATTTAGCAAATTTATAAGCTGGTATTATTACGCTTAATTTTATGGTCTCCATATTCCTATGCCTCCAAATCCCTGTGAGTGTACACCGTTTAACTTAACCTTTCCAGACGATTTTGTACAAACTAAATTTGTTTTTGTGCCTTCATTTAAATCTTCCCAAAACTTATATACTTGTCCAGCATAACTATCTGCAAATATATGATTTGGGTCTATATCGTGAAATGCTATTACACCTCTTGGAGATAGTAATTTTTTGTAAATTTCAAAATCTCTTCTTACTCCATCATATGTATGGTCTCCATCAATAAAAATAAAATCAAATTGTGGGCAAAAATCTTTTACTTTATTAAACATTTCTTCAGTTTGAGAATTGCCTTGAAAAAATTTCCATTCTTCACCATACATAAAATGATGTATTATAGCCTCTCTTGGCTCTATGTCTATTGATACTTTTTTTCCTGTGGACAATTTTGACATAATCCAAAAGGTTGAACCCATAGTTCCAATCTCAAGAATGTTATGAGGCTTAAATCCTTTCATCCAATATGATAAATTTAATATTTCTTCATATACCTGCATAAATATGCATCTATCCATTAATTCTGCATTTAAACAGTAGTCAACCAATTTTTTTGGGTCTAATAGCAATTTGTCTTTTTCTTTTTCTTCATTCATTTTTATTAATTTTAATATTTTATAAATCAATTTTATTAATTACAATTATTTAGAGTATAAGAACTTTGGCTTTCGTCCCAAGCCAAATTTATTACCATAAATTTTTCGTGACAATATGTTTTCCATTTTTTAGACCATCTTATTGCAAATTCAAGTTCTGTCCTCATATTGTTTATGTCATAACTTGTAGAAAACTCTCCAATTGACAAAAGTTTGTTTACATCATGAATACCAGGCCTTAAAGAAAAATGTGGCCAATTTATATACATCATCCAAAAATTATCTCCATTAAGAGCTTGTATTGCAGAAGATTCGTCTTTGAATAAATGCATATTTAATGGTAATTCTGGCTTATAAATCCATTCCCAAAAACAAATATTATTAACACGGAAAGTTTTAGGTTTATATTCATTTGGGAATTTTTTGTATGATTGAAAATAACTTACATAACCACAATCATCATTAAAATTTAAAACTCTAATACCAGTTTCTATATCAAAAAAATCAACAAACAAATAATCGTCTTCAAGATGAAAACAAAAATCTGTATTTGTTTCATCCAAAACTTCTCTCCATCTATTTAATATTCTTGAATGTCTATAAGAATCTGGGAATGTGTCTTGATAAAAATGTTCTATTATTAAGTTTTTTTCTGGAAATAGTTCTTTTAATAATTTTTCCATTTCTAATTTATCTTCTTCTTTTGAAGAATCATCAAAAAATATTACATTGTCTATCTCATCTAAATCTCTACAAAAAACAACGAAAGACTTAAGCACTCTTTTAAGTAGAGGTAATCTTTTACATGAAGTTATTGAAAGTGATACTGTTTTATTTAGAATCATAATTATTTATTTTATTTTTGCTGGCACACCTACGTAAATTCCTGATTTAATAGCATCTTTAACTAAGCATGCTAAAGCTCCTACTGTTATATTATCTTTAATTGAAACTTTTTCTTTTATGACTGAATTTGAGCCTAAATATACATAATTGCCAATTTCAACATTCCCAGAAACTATTGACCCTGGCATGGCGCTAAAAAAATCTCCTATTTTAGAGTCATGACCTATTTGAACTCCTCTGTTCAATATTGCATGTTTACCTATGTTTACATTACAAGTTATCATACTGTTAGCTCCAATGAAACTTCCTTCTCCTACCTTAAAATCTTGTCCAAATATTTGTGCGCTTGGATGTATAAAAGTAAAAAATTTAGTTTCTTTTGGTAGTTTGTCAAAAATTTTTTTTCTATCTTCTGAATCTCCAACAGCTATCATTATTGTATATTTATTTGGGTCAAATTCAGACAATGGTTTAACGTTTGAATCCGAATTATCCCAATATTCATCATCAACAAATCTAATCATTGTTTTTAAGTTCATCTGAGCTATAACTTCTCTAGCATGACCTCCGTTTCCTATTAATGCTTTCATTGTTTATAAATTTCATATTTTGATAAATCTGGATATGGCAATTCTAAGTCTTCCATTTGTTTTTTTGAACCGTCTAAATTATAAAATTGAGGCATCATATGTAGACCTCTTGCGGCCAACTCTGGAATCATGTAAAAGTTCCATCCTAGCATATCAAAATAATCATCATGATAAGAACACTCCCTTCTACCGCTAAACCTTGCTCTTTTGAACCATAGATATGCTTCATAGTCATCTGTTAGTATTGCACCTCCTTTTGATAATTTTAAATGCTTATATGGACCTGTAAAAGATATACACATATGAGTTCCTTTTATGTACATGTCTGCAGTAAATCTAAGTGCAGAATCCCAAACTTTTGTTGGCTTAAGTTGATAAGCTCCTTTTATTGTTTTTTTATTTGTTTTTATAAATTTTACTTTTCCTCCTGCATGTATTATTTCGCAAGGAACAGAAGGGTATGTTCTTGATGGTATTTCAATTTCTTGGTCTTTTATCTTCTCGTAATAAAGTGCCAAAAATAATGCGTTACTCATATTATCAAGAGCGATAACATAAGGTGCTCCAGTATAATCGCTTAAAGCTTTTTCGAATTCTTCTGTTATTTTATGTACTCCGTTTGCCATAATATTAAAAATTGTTAAATATTTTTAATTCTTACAAAAAATTAAATTATCTATAGTTTTATGAAGTAATTTAAAATTCATATCTTTTAGGTATGAAATAATTTGTAACTCAGTATTTTCATCTATGAATTCAATACAAATTAATTTAACATTAAATTTTATTAAATCTATTTGTTTTAAAACTATAAAATCATAACCTTCACAATCAATATTTATAAAATCAAAATTATATTCTTCTAAATTTTCTTTTTTTATAAAATCACTAAAAGTATAGAAGTCACAAAAAACTTCAGTCCAATTCATGCCTGTAAATCTATTCCTTTCATCAGAAATTAGAGTTGATAGAATTGATGCTGGAGCTTCACTGTTAACCCAGTCTCCGCTTTCGTAAAATTTTAATTTACCTGTTATATCAGATATTCCATAATTACACAGTAATATTTTTTCATTATTAATGTAATTGTCTTTTAGTTTATTAAATGCTTTAACGCTAGGTTCAAGGCAGACTCCAGACCAACCATTTAGTGACAAACTGTATGTATTACTAAAAGAAATTCCATCATTAGCTCCAATGTCTAAAAATCTTAATTTAGATGAGTCTTGATTTTCAAAATATTTTTCTATTATTTCTTGTTCTTCATTTTGAGAATAAATTATTTTTTCGGTAGACTTTATATAATAATTGTCGCCCCAAGAACCTCCATTAACAACAAACCAATATTCTTTGTGGAATCCAAATTCTTTTAAATAATCACTAATTTCTTGTTCTGTAGGATTTCCCACATACATTTCTCCAAAATTTATTTCAACCTTAATAACTTTTAAATTTTGACTTTTTAATAAATCGCCCATACCATTTAAAATTTTCAAATCGGCACCTTGACAATCTAAAACAAGCATATCTATTTCATTCCAATAAAAATCATTTTGCTTTTTTATATATTCATCAAACCTTTTTGCTATAGAAAACATTTTATCGGTAACACATATTTCTGGATATGATTCAATGCATTTTTTGCCAATATCCATAAAAGAAGAACTTTCTTCATTATTTGTAATATTAAAAACTACTAATTGGTCATTTGAATCAGAAAGAACTAAAGGTATATAAACATTTTCAAAATTAAATTTTGAAGTATTTTTAATAAGTCTATTTAATAAATTATAGTTTCCCTCAACCCACACAACTTTCTCAACACCCAAAGTATCATATGAACTAGATTCTTGTCCAATACAAGCTCCTATATGACAAACATTTTTAATGTTATAATTTATAATTATATCTTTTTCTATCTGCTCCATTATTTTTTTCTTTTTGTAACAAGAACTCCGTGTTCACAATTAATATCAACTTTTAATTTATTTGCCATATCTAATTTATAGAATTCACATTCAAAACCATAAGATTCAAGCTTATCTACCATATCTCTAAGTTGACCTTTGTTTTGGTGGAATTCTATTAAAAATTTATCAATAATATTCATATGTTCAGGAGTTAAGGATTTAATTAAATCATATTCCCCTCCTTCAATATCACATTTAAATAATGATATTCTTTCAATATTGTTTTCTGCTACAATTTCATTCATTGTAACTGTTTCAAGTTCCATTGTTGAGTCTAATTCTTCATAGCCACTTACACTAGAATCCATCACTATTGTGCCTATTGTTGAATTTGAACTTGAATAATTGAAATTTACAATTTTCTTTTCCTCAAACAGCGGAGCTAAATATACAGGAGACCTCTCTAAATCTGAACCCATAACAGTCTCTATACTCTTCTTTATGAGTGGATTTGCTTCTACTAATATAACTTTCTTTGCATTTTTGCTGTACATATACTTTGCAAATAAACCGATATTTGCCCCAATATCCAACACTAAATCTAAATCATTAAGATTGAAACCACCGTAAATATCATCCGCAAAAAACTCTATATAATTTCTATAGCTACAATCAAATGGCATAAAACTTATAGGAGCAAGTCTTGGTAGTATATCGTTTACAACAATTGTCTCCGAGTGCTTTAGATTATTGTTTTCATCATAGAAATCAAGTAAAAAACCTCTAAAGTTTGGGTTTTGATAAAATTTAAAGATGTGAGCTGGGATTGGGATAATAAACCAACCAGTATCTTTTGAAGCTTGAAATTCGAACCAATACATCGGTGCTCCAGAAGTCATACATTTCACAGAAACATTCAATTTTATTGGAGTTTCTCCATGATAGTTTATTGTTATTTTATTTTCATCTCGCTCGTAAGCAGTACTAAATAAGCCATTCATATTTTCTAATTTAAATAATTTAATAATTTTTTGTGCATCCTCATCTAAGTCACCACTTAAGAACGTTATATTTTCATAGTTATCATATTTGCCACAATAGACATCAAGATTAAACATCATCATTGGCATATTATATTCTAGAGCCTCTTTTATAGCTATAGGGTTTAATTCTTTATTATTTTTATCTCCTCTTGAAGTAAATAAAAATAAATCACTAGCTTCTAAAAAGTCATTTACATCTGACCTTTCACCCCAAACAATACAATTTTCTGGTTTATTTGTCATTAACGGCTTCCAATAATCTGCAAAATTATCAGCTTGATTTCCTATAAAATGAAATTTAATTTTAAAGTCTTCTAACTTTTTAGCTAACTCAAAAATATATTTTTGGTTTTTTCTTGGAGTAAACAATCCAACATTTACAACATGCTTCCAGCTTTTATCAAATGACAACTTATCTTTAGCATAAGGATTTTTGTTTCTAAAATTTACAGGATATTCAATTATATTATATGGAATATCAAAATTTAAATATCTAAGAGCGTTAAAAATAGAAACAAAGATAAAACTATCAGGAAGCCATCTTTTATGTTCAGGATTAAAAGAAGAATCATGAGTTGTTTCGTATATTACATATTTCCTATCATTTTTGTAAATTTTTTCAGTTAATGAGTCATTCATGAAAAATTCAGGAAACTCTTCCATGGATATTATGTCTGGTTGGAAATCTTCTATAATATCAATCAAATCAAATTTATTTTCTCCTAAAGATATAAATTTATTTCCTAATATAGATGAAATTTTATTTCTTTGTACAACGAATTCAGGAGCAACGAAATCATGCTCAATACACATAATTTCATATTCGTCTCTAAGCATTTCTATTTTACTTAAAGTAAATTGTGGAGCTCCGCCAGTAGATAAATGTGGTGTTATGAATAATATTTTTTTCATATAACAAATATACGAAAAAAATATATGTTTTCAAATGTTTATAAAGAATTTAACCAGGTATACCTTGAGTTATTGAATCAAAATTTTGATTATTATTAATTGTATTCCTTTTTTCTCTTATATCTATACTTCCTTGACTAAATTGTTTTTTTCTTGTATATAAATTATATTGTCTATAAACATTATTATTTTCGTCAAAATAAGTTAATATTCCAGTCTCATTATCTCTTGTTGTATTTCCATATAGAGCATAAGAAAGGGTTTTTATATCATGTTCTACCATTTCTACTTCTATATGAACTGGGTCAAAGTAAGTGTTAGTCATTAATATGTTTTGTCCAGCATATCCTATATCTGGAATACCTTCACCAGACACTAAACTTCCTTCATCTGGAGTTACTGTTAAAAATAAATTACTTCCTGTAGAGTCAAGAACATATGTAGTCGCCCCTCTATTTACAGTTGTTGTATTTACAGCTGGACTTACAAGGTCACTACTAGTAACTATTCTGTTTAGATTTTTTACCTTTAAACCATCTCTATCAAAATACTCAATTGACCATCCAACTAAAGAATTTGTACCTCTAAATTGAGCTGCTGGTATTATTATACCTTTTTTAGAAAGTTGTACACCATTTTCATCTTCAGTTACAACATAAGAACAGTCTCTAATTGTTACTTGAAAAGTTTTAGGCTTTATAAGAACTGAATAAAAACCAATTTGATTAAAAGTATTTGCTGGTAATCTTAATTTATACATGCCATCAGCTCCAAGCATTTTTAATAAATCGGCTTCTGAAATTGAATTAAAAAGAGGCTTAAATGTAACTTCTCCCAAATCCTCTCTACTTGGACTATACGCATATAGAACATCAACATCTGATGCTGTAACGTCTGCTAATTTTTTAGTACCATATATACCAACACTCATAATTCTTTTTTATTTAATTATAAATATAATCAATTAAAATTATTTTTAAACAATTAATCTATTGTTGTTCCAAAATTCAAATGGGTTTGTTTTTTTGTTTAAATTTACAAATAAATTTTTTAATGTTATTCCATTTTCATTTGTGTCTTTTATGTATTTAGAATAATCTTCAACATCAATTTGTTTTTGATTTGATTCTATTTTAAAATTTATATAATAATTTTGATTATTATCCTCGTCAACAACCTCTATTAAATCTGTTATATTTATATAATCTCTTCTATTTCCTTCAATTAAATTAAAATTGTTGTCAGTAAAATCTATTCTAGAAGTATTTTCTAATGCGTCTCCTATTAAAATTGGATTTGGCTCAGAATTAAATCTTATAACTTCATTATAAAAATCATTTAATATAGGAGCGACTTTATTTGGTTTATAATAAATTTCATTAAACTCAACACTATCAGTAAAGGCGCTTAAATAATCTTTGAATCTGGAAACAACTGATTGATTGTTTGGGTTATTTAAAAATTCAACAACATTATTTTCATTAACAAGAGAATTTGTTTCTATTATAGAATTATTGTAAACTAAATAATTATTAAAATTTAACAATCTACTTTCTACATTTTGTGCAGCAGCAAAAGAAGGCTTTAAAACTATTTTAAATTTTAACATTTTTATCTATTAATTGTTATTCCATATTTTTCTGCCTTTTCTTGAACAGAATTATTATTATTAGAGTTTTGTGATAAAACTGAATCTATATCTTCAAAAAAACCAAGCTCAATAAAGTATGGGTTTATAAATTGTCTTTCAACAACTAATCTTAATGGGTCAACATCAACATTAACATAGCCTTCAACTTTATTTTTCTTAAATATAGAAACTGTTATATAAAAATCTTTATCATAAGTATTTGCAATTACACCGTCACTTCTTACTATAGAACTTTCTCCTATTTTATTTAATCTTATTTGATATTTTTTAACATCTTCCATATTATATAAATATATTACACAAATTATAATGGTTCAACTGGCGGCAATATTGGATTTAATGAATTATTAATATCACAATATGTATAAGTTACTGGTTCTGATTCAAATTTTGATTCTATTATTTGAGTTGTGTTATTGCTAAAATTAGAAGATAATAATGACAAAAATTGATTTGCTTGATAGTTTTGTAGCTGCCTGTATCCATTATTAAATAATAACAAACCATTAAACTTAAACGATAAAGTATTATTGCCCAAGTTGTTATTACACAAATAAAGTGGTGACTCACTATTTTCTTCTTGATAATCATTATTTATAGTCAATCTAGTAAAGGCGTTACTCAAATTTGTAACTAGATAATATTTATTCTCTCCAATAATATCAGAAGACGGTAGAGATTGTATGTTTAAATTAAAGTCATCTACAATACTGCTTGAAAAATTTTGTAAATAATTATTATCTGAAGATAAAGTGTTTTCTATTTCTGAAAATATTATTTCATATTTTGTGTTCTGGTATCTCTTATTTAATGAATCAAAATTGTCATTAGAAGGCAAATCTATATAAAAAGGAGTGTATCCATTTTCAAATTCTTTTTCTAAAACTATTCCATTAAAACCTACTAACTTATCTTCATAAATTATATTAACTCCTTTATTTATTATTTTTATATTATACTTAAAATTTGAAGTTATATAATATGGGCTTGGTGGGTTTGAAGAATTTATTGATTCTTGATTGTATCCAAAATTTATAGGTATGCTAGATGTAGCAGCAACATCTAGTCTAAAAATACCTTGACCTTTCTGTTCATTATTGTCTATTATATAAGTAGAATATTTTGGAATCATACTGTCTTGTATGTTTAAAATAAACTTATTTTTTATTTCATCTATTTTAAAGTTTTGACTTGGATTTTCTAAGTAAAAAATTGCAGTTTTTTCAAACTCATAATCAAAATCGTCAAATATTTGTATATCAAAACTAGCTATGCTTGAACCTTGAGTAAATGATATTGTCTTTCTAAATTCTGGCTGTTCATCTGTACCAGTATTCTCTAAATCTTTACCTAATATTGCAGTACTTAAGTTATTATCAAAAACAACGTCAACTGTTTGATTTGGAACATTCATTGCTTTTTCTAATTCTAAATATACCGATATAGTAGTTGCACTTTCTGTTAATGTTTTTATTGGATTTAAAAAACCACCAACTATTGGAACATCTAGCTCATTAATATTTACTAAAAAATTATTGTTTGTTTCAGATTTTTCACAAAACTCTAAATTTCTAATACCAAAAGTAATAGTTTCTGCGCTTTCAACGAATAAATCATCTAAAAGTTCAAGTGAAATTGTTTTAAATTGTTCACCCTTTTCCCACTTCAATATTTGAGGCTCAAAATTATAGTCTTTATTTGGATTTTCTACTGTTCCATCTGATTCTATATAAACTTCAGCAGATTCTTTACCATATGAACTAGGGTAATCAAGACTAACCATAAAATCAATATTTCCAGATTCTTCTTCTACAGTAACATTATTAACATTTTCTTCCAAGTTTCTTCTGAATGATAAAAATCTTGGTCTATCAACATTTAATTCTCTTTTAATCCAATGTGTATCATATAGAAACGGATAATCATTTTCAATTCCTTGTTCATTTCCATCTAAATCAAAATCTATTGTATCAGTACCATAAGGAATTTTATTTCCGTTTGAATCGTAAAATAAAAAAGGTATTTCTATTTCTGAGTATATTTTTTTTACAGAGTCATTTATATTTAAAATTAACGATTTTGTTTCTCCTTGATTATTAAAAAAAGGACTTAATTCAAATATAAAATAAAATGAAGATTTATTTTTTTTAAATATATTTTTACTTAAATTATTATTTTTAGATAATGGTATTGTTTTTATTTTATGAACTGTATTTCTAATAGCATTTCTTTCTATTCTTGGTGTAATTAATATATCATCATGATTTGTTTTTATTTCTATTTCAACATTATCAGCATCTGAGTATATTGAATTTAATGTACCATATAAACAAAATTTTAGAGACTGTTCTCTTTCTGTATTAAACTGTTGAGTTAAATTAAAATTATTATCTATAATACCTTTTGTTAATTCATCAGAAGACATTGAAAGTTCTACATTCAAAAAAATATCATTATTTTCTTGAGGTAAAACATCTTTAATTCCAAGTACTATTTTTCTTTTATCCTTCATAATTATTAACTAAGTCTAAAAATGCTAAATCCACCTTTAGAAGAATCAGTTCCTTTAGGTGATGCGTCAAAATATAACAACCAATTATCAGTTCTTGTTGCCTTTTCTAATATTAAACCATTTACTTCATAAGTTCCTTCTTTTCCAAAAGAGTCTTTTTCCGTTTTTTCACCATCTTTTATTTTAATGTTACCATCAGCAGTCCATACTCTAGTTATGGCATAATATACAGTTGGACTATTAGAAGCACCTGCTTGCTTGTTAAAAGTTATAAATTCTTGTTTAACTTCACCAGCGTTTTCTATTTCAGATGTCTTAAAGGCAAAAGTATAATTACAATTAGCATAATAGTTTTCATCTAAATTTAAATTAGAATTTGATTCTAACAATATAGAAGAATTACTAAAAATAGAAAATTCTTTAGTTTCTGCTGGCTTTAACATTTGTTTAACACCATTTACAGTAACGTTACTATTTAATGAACCATTATTTCTTATTTCTATTATTACAGCTGCAGCAGGCTTCATCTCGTCCTTTTCACTTCCATATTTAAGCTTTAATTGTTGATTAACCTTTTTGTTGTTAACTAGAACATAGTTGAATTTTATTTCAGAGAATCTTTTCTTTAAAGGTGGCCTTCTTTCAGATACATCTTTTGGAGTATCATGTATTATTCTGTAAATATCTAAAGAACCTTTTTGTAGCCACTTAGGAGTTATTGAAGTGTCTAATTTCAAAGTTAAATCTTCACCCTGTCTACTCATGGCTTGGATATAAGTTGGTGGTATTAAATTTTGAGGAGCAGAAAATGCACTATTTATATCACTACTTAACATGAAATCTCCCCATCCTTGTGCATTAATTCTTCCCCATCCTTCTGGTTTAAGCCAATACATGAATCCAGCTTCTACTCTTTGATATTTTTCTCCATTTAATACATTGAATGATTTTCCTGGGAAAAGTCCTGAATGTTGTGATTTTCTAAAGCCGTTAGAATATTCTTCGTGCCAAGAAACATCATTTTCATATTTATATATTGTTTTGTTAGTTACTGCTTGAGCAAATTTATTATATATTATTTCTCCATCTTCCAAGGCCTGCATTGCACCATAGCCAGTCGATATATCTTGACCATAATAGAATCCAGCTGAATCTCCATCAAAATATCTAGGCTCTACTATATTTGAAAAATTTTTACTTTCATTTGCTTGAAAAGGTCTTGATGGTATTTGATATGGCTCTGGATAATTTATTGTCCAAGGTTTTTCGTATGGAAATTTACCTATAGAAGAGTCTTCTGGCAATCCGCTAACAGAGTCTGGTCCAAATCCTAAATTTCTATTTAAATCAAAATGATTAGAACTCTTAGCATTATCATTTAATGAGCTTCTAACGAAACCTGTTGACCTAAAAACAGAAAAGGCGTCATTGTAGAAAAATTTAAATTCGTAAGAGCAAAGCCAAACTCCATTTGATGACCTTATTTGACTTCTTTCGCTATTTTTTGAAGCATTACCATTTGGGTCATATAGATTTGCTGGAACTTTGAAGGCTTGGAATTGATTGTTTCTAAATTCTATCTTTGGCTTTCTTGTTTTAAATTCATTAAACCATTCCAATCTCTGAGTTTGAACTCTATCAAAAACATCACTAATTTCAACAATTTCAGATGCCAAAGGATATCCTTGTCTTGTCATATCTCTAGCTAATATTGTTAAAGGGTCGAATCTACCTGTCTCAAATAATTCTTCTATATTTTTCCCACCAAAAGAAATTGGAGACACAAAAAATGTTGACCACTTTCTCATGTCAAGATTGGCAGTAATATTTACTTCTGTATATCCAGTTTGAAAATCACCCCAAGAAGAAGTAATTCCTATTGGTATTTGTCTAAAATAAAAGTGTGGTATTTTATCTACATTTGGTTCTTCTTCGGTTGCATAAGGATAAAAATTTAAAGAAACTTCATCTTTAGTCATTCCTTGCTTTAGTAAATCTACTTCAAACATTAATATTTGATTACCTATTGGTATATCGTGTATAATAAATTCTCCTTTTTCATTAGTTATTGTTGAGTATTTATACTGTTCTGGTATATTTAATGTATTATAACTTTTTAATAAAGGTTGAAAATTTTCATAATTTAAGTCTAAATTATTTTCACCAATTTCTTTTTTGGCATTTTCTTTTCCGACATCAAGAACATAAGATGCTATGTCAGCATAGTCTTCTGGCTTTGAGTTTTGTATTAAATTTAACGTAACTCTATCACCAATTTCATCTACAGATGAAACGTTTGGAAAAGTATCTGAAGGGTTAAAAATTACTATTGGAACATTTGAAAGTGGAATTAAAACTCTTTCTCCGTTTTCATCTTTTACTATTTGTTTAGCATACAGAGTACCAGTAACAATACCAGTGCTTGATTCTTGATTTGGAAATTCTGATAAAGGATTGTTTTTTACACTTAAAGTATCTAAAGTGTCAATAGTTCTATGTATGCAAATATCAACATTATAATCTTCTTGACTCTTTGTATTAAAAAATACTTTTGCAACAGCAGAATTTCCAGAGTAAGCTTTTGCTTCTAATAAAAATCTATTTTGATTAAAATTTTTTACATTATCTGGTATAATAGTTCTTCCGTTATTTTTTATTAAAAAGCCTTCTACAACATTTTCTACTTCATTATCATTTAAGAAAATAAATTGAGAAGAATATCCATCTCTTCTATAGAAAGAGTTATCTATCTTATCTATTAATTCTACTACATTTCCGTCTTCACCTTTTAAAGCATATGCTTTTTTTCCATTTCTTTTAATAGTTTTCCAAATAGAAGTAAAGGTGCTTCTTTCTATGCCTTTTTCATCTAAAACAGCAACCATTTGACTAGTATCGGCATCAACATTTGTAAAATAAATTGACTCTTCTACAGTTCTACCAGATTTTATTTTTATTACTTCTTCTATCATTATTTATTTGGTTGCTCAATTAATATATTAAAACCATTAAAAAAGTCAATATTTTATTATTAACTTTCAACTCTAAAATAAATTAATTCATCAATTATTTTTTTTGTTCCCAATTCATTAATTCTTAATTCAATTTTATAATTTTGATTATCAAGTAACCAACTTGTATCTAAATCAATATATTCTTTATTGCAATTATTTAAAACTATAGTATTGAAAGCTGTCCATGGAACTATTTCAGTTACTTCATTTTGTATCAATCTATATTCTAAACCATAATATTCAGTTGGAGCCTTTGTACTATAAGCGACTCTTGTGTCTGCATATATTCTTATCAATTCTCCTTTTTTTAGTATTTCATTATTAGATAATCCATATAGACTAACTGCATATTCATTTGTTTCTGTTGGAAAATTTGTATAGTAATTACCTAAAATCTGGAGCTGCTGTTCGAAGTTTTGTTGGTCAATTCCTGGATTAAATGTAACTCCCTGCCAAACATCTTTATATTTTTGATTCTTTGTACCTCCAGTCATTAAAATGTCAACATAATAAATTCCTTTTGTTAAATGTTGTGGAGTCAATCCAGTTATAACATCTATATTAGAAATTGTTTTTATTGATACAGTTCCTGCGGAAAAATAGTTTACTGAAGTATTTCCGCTAAAAACATTTAAAAGAAGTCTTGAAGTTCTATTATTTGCCACTCTCAACCTATCATCTCTAACTATTTGATTATCATATATAACTTCTATATAAGGTTTGAAAGATGTGTTTGTTTTTTCCGTATAAAATCTCGACAAATATCTTGTTGAACCAGTATTTGACTCAAAATCAGAAGAGTATGCTATTGCTAGACCATTGTTCATGGAACCTCCACTTAACCAATCATTAACTATGTCAGTTATGTCCATATCAATATCTTCATCTCCTTTGTCAAAATGTTGAGTAGAATAATGTGTTACTGCAGTTGTACCAGTTGGGTTTGAAAATATTCCAGGCTCATCCCATAAAACTGTACTTGTTGCATAATTCCAATTAGAATAACCAGTTAAATTGGTGTCACAAAATTGAGAAATTTTTACATATTGAGTTCCCATTAAATCATATCCTCTTCCTTGGTCCCATTCTTTGTTTATTGGAAAAGTAATTAAATCAAAAGAAGATGCAATTTTATTTTCTCTTTTACTGAATTCAAAATCTGATTCTAACAATTCATCATCTGGTACAACGTTTTTTAATTTTAATCTATAAGAAGATATAAAATCAGAATTTATCTCTTTAGAATTTAATTTTTGCTGCAATTCTGCTAAATCAAATTTCAACAAATATCTAGAAATACTATTTCTTGTATTTTCTCCTCCATACCACAATAAAGCTGCTGGATTAAAGCCAGAATTAAAGTTTTCATAAAACCCAGATGCAATAGTATTGCTTTTTTCAGGATATATTCTAAATCTTCCCATCTTTTATAGTTTATTTTTATTTTAAATTATATATATTATTTCATATTTATTATATATGTAAATAGTTAACGAAAAAAGTCTTTATTTTTTTGATAACACTATTTATTTAATATTAAAAAGAAATATGGCTAAGGGTGTTAATATAAGATTTCCTTTTAAAGAAACTAATACAGGTGGTGTTTTTGATACATTAAAAACAACAGATAGCGCATTGCGTTCTGATTTAATTTCTTTACTAACAACAAGAAGAGGTCAAAGGCCTATGAGAAGCACATTATATTCACCAATATATGATTATATTATGGAGCCTTTAGATGAATATACAAAACAAGAATTAAGTAAAGAAATAGAAGAAAAAGTTAGTGAATTTATACCTCAAATAACAATAACTAATATGTATTTTACTGAAAGAGAAGAAGAAAATTTATTAACAATAGAAATAGTCTTTAGAATTGATAGCTTTTTTGGGATTGAAGATTCTATAATACTTAATATACCAAGAGAACATGATGCCGCTTCATAATGAGGTAATTTAATACAACCATAATAAGATATGCCACAAATAAAAAAACAAGATTATTTAAAAAGAGATTTTGAGACAATAAGAAAAGACATTGAAAGTGTTTTAAAAGTTTATTTCCCAAATGAATGGCAAGACTTTAACGTGGCCAGTGCTGGTATGGCGTTGATAGACCTTCTTGCGTATGTTTCTGATTTATTATCATATTACACAGATAAAAGATTCAATGAATTATTTTTAGATGGAGTAAGCGAAAGGGAATCGGCAATTAGAATAGCAAAAACTTTAGGTTACAAAGTTCCAGGAGTTAGAGGTTCTTCTACATTAGTTGACATTACAATAACAGTTCCAGCCATTTCGACTGGACCTGACACTCAATATTTGCCAATATTTAGGCCAGGAGTTAGGTTTAAGGCTAACAATCAAACTTTTGAGACATTTAATCAAATTAATTTTGCTGATGACTTCTCTGAAACTGGTGCGGCTAACAGAATAATTAATCCTATTTTTGACGCTTCTCAAAACATATTAGGATACAATATAACAAAAAGAGAATTTTGTGTAGCTGGGCAAACTACTATATATAAAAAAGTAATTACCGAAGAAGAAGCTAATACTCCTTTTTTAGAAATATTTTTACCAGAAACAAATATTTTAGAAATTTTAGATATTATAGCAATACCTGGTACTAATATTACTGTGCCTCCAACATATACTGATTATAAAAATCCTAATTATAAATTTTATGAAGTAGACCATTTAGCAGAAGATGAAATATTTTTAGAAGATACTGGTTCTTCTCCAAATAGTTATGCTTACGGTAGTTGGACTAAAGTAAATAAAAGATTTACAAAAGACTTCATGTCTGATGGTTCTTGTAAAATAACCTTTGGTTCTGGTACACCTGACTATGATGCTTATCAAGAATATTTAAATAATTTATCAGTAACTAATTCTGGTGAAATAAATTATCAAAAAATATTTGACAATACTTCTTTGGGAGAAAAATTGCCAGCGAATTCAACTTTGTATATAAAATATAGAGTAGGAGGAGGAGAGTCTTCAAATTTAGGGTCTAATGTTTTAAATAGTATTTCAAATATAAGTGCAGTTATAAATGGTATAGATGCAACTAAAAACGATGAAGTTTTAGCATCATCCAGAGGAACAAATATAGTTCCAGCATTAGGAGGTAAAGGTCTTCCTACTGTTGATGAAATAAGATATGCAGCATCAAGCAATTTTGCAGCACAAGAAAGATGTGTAACTTTAGAAGATTATATAGCTAGAGCAAAACAATTGCCAGGCAAATTTGGTGCGCCATTTAGAATAAATGGAAGAGTAAATGATAATAAGGTACAACTATACGTCCTTTCAAAGGATGGAAATGGAAAGCTTACTTCTGATGCTTCTGGTTTAGTTAAAGATAATCTAGCAGAATACTTATCTAAATTTAGAATGATTAATGACTTTATAGAAATTAATAATGCTAAGTTTGTCAATTTAATGTTTGAAGTTGATTTATTTACAGATAAAAGCTTCAATTCAAATGAAATAAAATTAACAGCCTTAAATCAATTAAAAGATTTCTTTAATATTGATAATTGGGATATGGGTCAACATATTTACATATCTCAAATAGTTGATGTCCTAAGAGAAATACCAGGAGTTATAAATGTTACAGACATAAGAGCTTTTAATTTAGATGGAGGAAATTATTCTTCAACATTAATTTCTCAGGCAGACGGTCTTACTGAATTCTTAAGTGCTGATTCTGTAAATACTGGTACAAGAAGAACTGCAATAACATATTTAGACAATACAATATACTCTACTCCACTTTCAATGTTTGAAGTTAGATATCCAGAAGTTGATATAAGAGTTAGAACTAATTAACTTGTTCTAACGTTTTTAGATAATATTTCTGTTATTTTAGCATTAACATCTTCTGCTGAACTTAAATTATCACTTGAGTTACTAACGCCTAAATATTCTTTTAAAATATTTATTTCTTCTGTTGTCCCATAAGGTTTATCTTGTGGTGTATGTTTATGATTTAAACAAAATCTTATCATAACCTTTAGAAGTTTAACTAATTCATCTCCTAATACTAATGGATGTAATTGCTTTGCTGTATCGCCATAAGTGTTTAAGTCTGGATTTGTATTATATTCTATATTTGATGGATTTATATTTCCATTTTCATCTAATGCTCTAAACTTTCTGGAAGATGTGTTTGATGATATTAGGTTTATATTTGAACCAACTATGTTAACTTGTGAAAATGCTGGTCTTTCTAATTGGCCATTTTCGGAAACAATTTCTAAATTATCTTTTAATTGTATAAAACATTCAGTTGATGTATTTTTGGTATAAGTTTTATTATTGTAATATCCTGCAGTTATTAAAACTTCTCTTGATTTTAATGTTACATCAGCATCATTTTTTCCTCTTAAACAAATAAAATCATTGTTTGCATTATTTCTTTTGTCATCCAGATTTATATTTGTTGCATCTGATGCCCTATAACTATTTTCATTAAAAAGATTGTTAGCGGAAGCTGTACTCTCTTCTTCTGAAAAACTTCTTTTTACACTTCTTATTGGTCCAATATAAAAACGTCTTGATGATTGGTCTTTTGGATTCTCTAATATTATATAAACCAATTCTCCTATTCTTGGCATTAGATTAACAAAATGAGGAAATAAAGGATATGCAATTTTTGGAAGAACATCATTTCTATCTTTTCCAGGTTGCTCTTCTCCATTTTTATCATTGAAATCTATTATGGAAGCTGTTATTCTACCCATATTAGACCTATCATCATTAGATTCAACTCTCGCTAAATAAATTATTTTACCACGAGTAGTTCCATTACTGTGAAAAGAGCCTTGACCGCCCATTATATTTAAACTATTAGCTAAATCGTTTATCATTTAATTTCCTTTTATTTCATTTCTTAATATATGATACTTTTTTGCTAGTTCATCGATTTCATCTAGAACTGTATCTACTAATTTTTTCTTTTCGTAAAATTTATCAACAACATCTTGTAATTCTCTGAGTAATTGAGTTTTACTTTTCTTTTTTATTTCTTCCATAACTTTTTTTTTAACTTGCTAAACCAGCTCCAGAATGTGGAGTTATATTGCTACCAGTTGTAACCACTGGACCACCAGCGTTTCCTCCTGTAGCCGTTACTATCATGCCAGTATCAACTGCAACATCTACTCTCATATCATTTTGTATTGCAGAAACTATTTCATCCATCATTACCTTTGTATATTCTTCCATTACATTTGGCTTTCCATTTTCAAGAGGGCCAGAAGGTATTCCTATTTTATCAAATTTTGAAATAACTTCAGAACTTATAGAATCGCTATCTAATCCTGGCCTTAACTTTGCTAATAATATTTCAAAAAGACTAAAGTTAGGAAGTTTCATTTTATTTTCTTGAAACAAAAATAATATAAAATTAGACAAACCGTCTGATATTTGTAGTTTTTCATCAACTTTTATACATCCCATAACTATTATTTTTCTTTATTTTTTTTAACATATTCAAAAACGCCTTTTATACCACTATTTTTAAATGCTTCTCTATATTGTTCGATTTTATTGGTTGCGTTTTGAATTTTTTGCAAAGATTCAAATTGTCTTTTACGCCTCTTTAATAACTTTAAAATCTTTTCTTTTGCTTTTTCTTGTATCAATTTTCTAATTTGCACTTTTGCTTCGGCTATTAATTTTTGTATTAACATAGATAAAACCAAAGAATAAAGTGAATTTATTATACTTCTTGAAAAAGCTGACTTTTTCTCGAAATCTTCTTTGTTTCCAGAGCCACATGCTTGTGTTATTTGGCAAGGACTAGACAACAATTCCTTTGGATTTAAAGGGCTCTGTCCAGTCTTGTCTAGTTCAGTATTTATAAAATCGAATACTTGACCTATTTCTGGACTATATGCAAATGCAACACTTATATATTGCATAATTTTGTCTATCAAAATTTGGAAAAAACTTTTACTAACAGCATTTGCATCTTCTTCATTTCTTTGTCTTTGCATTTCTGTTGTTACATAATTTTGCAACAATATAAATGAATTGGCTGGATTAGGTCTATTTTCTTCTGGGATGCCCAATTCCTCAGAACTGATTAAATCAAATTCAGACTCAAAGTTTTCTGGTAATTTTATTTCAACTTTTTGACAAGAAATTGTTAATTCAATTTTCCCAGATTCTAACTGTTTTTTAAGTTGAACTCTATTAAATTCTAGTTCAGATTCTGTTATACTTGGATTATTGGTTACTGAAAACATTTTCTCTCCACAAGCAGCAGAGTTTAATAGAACTTCAGCATCTTGTTCGTTGTTACTCATTATTTCTTTTGGACCAAAAATCATTTTAATTATTTGTGCAGCCAAAATACGTTTACCAACATTTAAAGATGGTCTTAAATATTTTTCTAAATATTCTTTATTTGACAATCCAACATCTTCTGGATTAAACCCAAAAGATAAAACATTATCAAACTCTCCACTTTCATTAAATTTAAAAGACGTATCTCCTGAAGTTTGACCACTTTCACTTATTGTGCCTACAACTGTAGTTCCTGAATCTAAATTTACATCAATTTGGTTAGGTAAAAATTCTATTGAAGTAGTAGTATTACCAGATGAGTCAGTTAAGTTATTAATTACAAATTTTGAACCTTGTGGAGGATATTCTATTCCATCTATATTTCTTGTACTTGGAAATTCGTTTGTTGTTAATAATTCTTCAGCCTCCAATAAAGAATCAACTGAAACAGTTTTTAAATACTCTGGTAAATTTGCATTGTTTTTTATTGTAAAAACATAATTAGGACTTACAAATGGATATCTTGTATTTCCAGAAGCACTAGAAATTATTTTTCCATTATCAATTAAATCTTGTTTCCAAGAATTATAGTTATTTATTATTTCATTATAAGTCTCATTACTATTATCAATTTGCTCTTCAAATAAAATAGGTTGTAAATCAATATTATTTTCTACATTAGACCTAATTCCAATAAAATCAGATGTTGCGTTTGTTGGTAAATTTTGTTCATTAAAAATATATTGAACTGGCTGCCCTATTAATTCATAACTATAAATTATCTCATTGTAATTATTTATATTATTTTGTGTATCTCCAGTTGAGTAAATTGTATTTCCAATGTAATTTATTTGTAATTTTAATTCGTTTCTGGTATTATAATTTACTTTTACGTCTTTTACTATTTTTTCCTCATAAGCATCAGAATCGTGATAAATTTTTACGTCGTAATTTTTAGCTTCTATATTTTTAAATTCGTATTTACCATTTATGTCAACAACAATTTTTAATTTAGAATCTGAATTTAATAATTCTACCTTTGCGCCAGGTATTGTAACACCAGTTTCATCAACAACTTCTCCATATAGGTCTCCTATTAAAATTTCTACATCATCAACCTTTGTTCCAGTAACTGGATATTTTATTCCATTTTCAAAGAACCCTTCATTGTTTGCTGTTATTTTTAAATCTGTAAGAATAACGTTTTTATCACTATTCTCATCCAGCAAATAAGTTTTTTGAAACTCTGGGAGTCTGTCTGGAATGTTTGTTGATATATCTACTATTAAAGTGGCGCCACTTATATTTTCTTCTCTTGAAATAAAAGAATATTCTACAACTTCAAATTGTGAAAAAGATTTATTTGAAGTTTCACCTGTTAATTCTGCGTTTTCAACATTTGAAGTAGTGGCAGATAGATTGTTTTCGGTAGTTGCTGTTTTTGGTTGTGGCGCTAACTTTATATTATTAGCATCTAAAGTGTCTGCTAAACCTTTTATTATAATGTCTTCTAATAAAAAATTGTCTGGGCCGACAGTGGCAAATATTTTATTTAAAAATTGTGTCATTACACCTTCAGATGTCCCAGGACCAACTAATGAATCTAAAAATTTAACAGATAAATCAAAAGAGCTTATTTGTTGTTCTTTTGATAAATTTTGAAATTTATTTTGAGGCAAAGTTGTATACGTTCTAAGCGAATTTAATTTCGATAGAGCCTGCTTTTGCACATCAGTTAGTGCTGAATTTATTGGTGCTTTGAATGACATCTTTAACTATCACCTTTATTTTTGCCTGTTTGTAGATATTTGAATATTTCTTTTTTAAAGTTATCATTTAAGCCTCCAGGCATATTATTGCTATTATCACCAGAGCCATCTTTATAGATTATATCTTTTAACATTTTTGCCACTCCAATCATTGCGTTTGAACGTTCTGCTGCTACCTTTAAGTAATCAACTGCAAACTTTCCTTGCAATACAAAATCTTCAGGACCAAGAATTGTTTCATCTTGTCTCCTATATCTTTCAAGAGACAAGTCTCTTTCTTCTTCCATGTTTTTAAGAGATTTATTTAATAATTCTCTAAACATAGATTCTAAATCTTTATTTTCAGGTGAATCTCCCATATGTCAATTTATTATAAATATAATTAACAAAAAAATGTTAATCTAAATCTTTTAAAAAATTTTCTTTAAAAACTTTATACATATTTCTTATTCTTGTTAATGAATATGTTATGTCTTTAGTCTGTAAATCAGTCTTTTCTTTAATTAAGTGATATAAAAGATTTTTATTGTATATATTTAGGACTTCGTGACTTTTAAATATGTAAATTATAGCTTCCATCACTTTTTTGTCATTAGGAAGAATTTTAGGATTATCTAATTCTCTTTCTAATTTAATTACTGTTTCTCTAAAAACAACACTATTAATTTTTTCAGATTCTACATCAACTTTTCTTTCTTCATCTTCTTCTTCCAGACTAGTTTCGGCATTAGATTCTTCTATATTTATGTTTATTTGCATATTTTTATAAGATACTTTCTTTTCTCCCATTAAATAATGCTTGGCTATTGTTCCTAAAAATGCGAATGCTCTAGTTCCTTTTGATGGGTCATATCTATCTATTTTAGTTATAAGAAAAGACATGCAATCCTCTTGAAGTTCTCTAATTTCTACATCAGTTCTAAATAGTTTATATGTAAAAATTATATTTTCAATTAATTTTTTTAGAGGTTTGTATAATTTTTTTCTAAATATTCTATTTCTTACGTTTTGGTCAGTTTCACTTGCATATTCAACTATAGCCCTTTCTTGTTCGACGGTCCAATAAACAGATTTTTTTTCATATTTTTCGTCTATTTCTTCTTCGTTTACAAGTCTAGAATATTCTTCTCTTAAAAATTCTAAAGTTATTTCTTCTTCTTCAAACTCATTTTCTTCATTATCAGAATCTTCTTCTGATAACATTGGATTGTCCTCTAAAACTATTTTATGTAGATATATAAATTCTTCACCTAAAGAATCAAATTTTAATTCCTTTAAAGGTTTTAATTTTTTGTTTGCCATTATTCATAATATTATTTGGTTTTTTTAATGGCATTTATTATATTTGTAAATGCCCTACAATTATCGTCTCTATTTGTTGGGGGTATTTTGATAAGTAAAAATAGCAGACCTCTGCAAAGGTCTGCTATTTGTTTTTTAAGCAACTGGTGCTTCGTATTCGATTTCTCTATCTTCAGACATGAAATATTCACTTTTAGCTTGTTCCATCCAAAATCCTATCTCATGAGATGTCATTCCTCCATTTTCTTTTGATAAAGTAGTAATATTTGAAGGTACTTTTGATGATAATTTATCAAAAGATAAACTGTTTACATCCCTTCTCATTTGATAACCATATCTCGGAATTGTATAAGCTTTTAAATCCTCATAAATCATTCTTAAAAAGAATTCATAAGAAGAAGCTATATTCATATTCTCTTTGAAAGGATAATACTTTCCATCTCTCTCTTCACTATATTCCTTAACATCTTCAACTCTAAACATACATCCAGAAGGAGAAAGACAATTCCAAGTCATAAGTAATTGTAAATCTGCATGTCCAGCAACTTCTGCTCTACCTTCAAGCCATGTAGCCTCATTTAGATGACCAGTCATATTTCCAGCAGTTACTTGTCTAACTAATGGTAAAAAAATTGAAACTTCTTCTTTTTCTGCAGAATATCGCTTAAAATTATGAATCCAATTTCCTTCTACTATATCATCACTTTCAACTAAAGCAAACCACTTGTAGCCATTTTCTAAAGCTAAATTAAAGCCATAATTAAATGCTTCACTATATTGTTTTGCATTAACTTTTTCGATTGCATAATTAAGAGTTTTTTCTGAATCAACCATATTAACAACAGGAGTTCCGTCTTCATTTTTTTCGAAAACTCTTTTCTGTGGTTTCTCTGCAATTCTATCTAATTCTTTTAAACTTTCTTCGCTATTATCTTCAGAAACAAGCAAGACAACGTCTGCCCCTTCTGTTTGCATAGCTAATGCATAAAGAGATTCATTTAATATTTCTCTATCAATTTTATTGATTGGTAAAACGACTAATAAATTTTTATTGTCTAATGTTTTCAAGTTCTTTAATTCTTTCATCTTCTATTTGTTTATAAATGTGTAAAATTGTTTCTGTTTCTTTTTGTTTTGTATAATTTGATAATGTTTTCTCGTATTCATTGATAACTTCTTCACTATCAAGCATACCAGAAAAATATCTGTCTAATGCCATTCCAATTAGTTCAGCTAATTGAAATACGTCTCCATTAACTGCCCAGAATCCATTTTTTTCATTAATATATTCTTTACTTCCAAATGGTGTCCAACCGATTAAGTGAGTACCGCAAGCCATAGCTTCTAATGGTAAAGTACCAAAGCCAGCAATTTCATCAGTATATAATGCAAATGCAGAATTTTTAAGCTGTTTTGCAAAATCTTCTTTTGTCAAACCTTGCAGCGGAGCAAAACGAATCCATCTATAGTGCGGATAAAATTCATAAAAAGTTCTAATAACTGCATTTGTTTTCATTTGAGACTCTGGACCTCTTCCAGGCATATATGAAATCATAGGGGCTTTGTCTGATAATTTTTCTGGGATATTGAACAATTCTCTATCAATTCCTTGCTTATAATTTCTAATTGTCAACCCAGGCATTACTGCATTTAAATATTCAGATATTCCATCTGAAACAGAAATTACATCTTTAATTCCAAAATGTTGCCATTTTTGGCCAACTTTCATACCAGACAATATATAGTACCAACTTTGAGCAAGCACTACTCTTTTACAAGAAAGATTTGCTGTATTTTCCATTATATTTGGAAATCCTTCTGGAATAACCATTATGTCTTCTGGATTCATTAAAAGACTTTCAAACTTTTCAGTTGTTCCATCAGAATAAGTTAGTTCTCCTTCGGCAAGACATCTCATATTGACTTCGTCTTTTAAGTCTCCTAGCCAAGATGGGTTGAACTTATCAAAAATAACGACTGGCTGTTTTGCGCCTTTTAATCTAGCTTTGTTAGTAGCTTCCAATGAAGCTCTACTATTTTGTTGCGGTTCATAAATAACCGTAACATTATATCCAGCATCTTTTAATGTTTTTGCGTGTTCAAATAAAACAGAAATACCACCACTAGGCGTACTCATGGCTGGACAATACATGTAAATACTATAATCCTTTTTTTCTAATTTAGAAATTACACCATTTATAATTTCTTCTCTTTGTTTTTTTGCTTCTTCTTGAGAAACTTCTTGAGAAACCATTTCTTCCATATTAAATTATTTTTTTATTTAAAAATAATAATGTTTTTCAAAAAGTAAATGATAACAAAAAAAAAGCCCCTAAATTTTAGAGGCTTTTAGAAAAAAAATTAAATTAAATAAATAGTTCTCTTATGAACTTTTCATTTTTAATCTCATTTAAAGAATTAAATGAGTAATCAGCTTCTGAATATTCATTGTAAAGATGGTTAATTTTTATTGATTTTTGTTTATCTTTTTTTGTCTCAAAAACTTCTGGACAATCAGATATTACAACATCGGCAAAATCCCAAACTTCTTCATATTCTTTTATAAATTTAATGTTTCTTATTTTACAAGCATGTTTTGCTAGAAAATGATATGTAGAAACAATTGAACTGTCTTTACATTTTGCAAAAAGAACAACATCAAAAAGATTTGTTGAATCTCCAAAAATTTGTAAAAAGTTTACTGAATCCATTGTTTTTGGAAATGCACTTGCTGATGCAAAAATTTGAAAAGAATAATCGTTATATAAAAAACTTTCTAATTCTTCTCTGTTTTCAAATTGGTAATGATTTAATAAATCAAAAGTATCTAAAGGTAAATTTATTTTTTCATCAATAATTTTTTGTATTGCAAAAAAATCATCCTCAGTTTCTTCTGGACTTTCTAGATAATTAAAATTTTCATCCATTTGAACTAGTGAATCATTTTTAATAAATGCTTTTCTGTACCAAGTGTCAAATTGAGAATATAAATCTCTAATTACACCATCAATACTTATTGCTAAAACTTTTTTTGATTTTGACATAATTTTATTTTTGTATATAATTTATATAATAAAAATAAAATGTAAATAAAAAAGCCTCTTTTCAGAGGCTTTTTATTAATTTACAGCAACGTTTTCTTCTTCTTCATCATATTCGAAAGCAGAATCTTCTTTTAGAATAAGATTAAAACCATAAAGTTCATAATCATCTTGAACTGTTTGTGATTTTACAGAACCTTTTCCTTTTGGAACAACAGAATAAGTATCTAAAACAGAATCGTTTTTGTAAATTTCTTCTGTTAGATTATTGCAATATTCTGGTAATTTAAATTTCACTGTCGCATAAAGAACATTGTCATCTATTCTAAGATTAGAAACTACACCGCAACTTAGAGAGCTAACAATGAACTCATTTAAAACATCTCTTTCAATCACTTCTCCATTTTCATCAATTTCATCAATTGCATATTCCAATTCAAACAAATTGTTTTCATTGTTTTTTTCCATTTCAAGCCAACTGTTTACTACAGAAAATGGATAAGTTCTGTGATTTTTGTTCTTTTTTCCTACTTCAAGGATTTTGAATTCTTTTTCTATAACTTTTAATTCAGACATAATGTTTTGTTTTTAATAATACAAATGTATAACTATTTTTAATAATTTCAAAAAAAAAATTAATTTTATGGGAGTTTTGGTAAATCTTCTATGTTTATTTCATAAGATTGCAAAACTTGACAGATTTCTTCTGGGGCCTCGCATTCATATTCTTCATTAATACAACTATCTTCATATTCTTTTTCTACAATATTATCTTCTTCTTGTTGAATTATATTTTCAGCATTACGCCTCATAGCAATAAAAACATCTCTTACATCTCTTAAAGTTTCATTATCCTCAGCTAAAACTTCAGTCGCTTCTACGCCAAACCTTCGGTCTTCAACTGGAATTGGGATTGGAAAATCTAGACCCTCTTCTTCCATTAAAATCATTGGATATTTTTCTGAATTTATGATAAATTCTATTTTTTCATTTTTGTCAAAAAATATTTTTCCATAAATCTTTTTAATTATTTCATCAGACAATACAAAATAATTTTCTTTGGTATTTTTTATTGATAAAATAATTTCGTCTAAAGATTTATTAATATAATTTTTGAAATTATTTAATTCTTCTTCTATCTCTTTTATGTTCATTCTTTTATTTTTGTCAAACTTATATGTGTTTGTATTTGAGTATTCTTTCAAAAATATAAAAGAACTAAATTCTTTATTTTCAGAATCAAATATAGAAGTTGAATATTTTGTAGGAAAAATTGAGTTTATTGTTGGCAAATTATTAAAGTTACTTCTGTTTATTGAGTATAAATTTTGAAGATTACTATTTTTTATTTTTTGATAAAATTCTTTATCTTCATATTTTTTAAAAAACTCATTTATATATTCCCAACGTTTAAAACTTACTGGCATATTCGCTTTTTGATAATGCTGACATAGTGTACCAGCCCTATCAATTTCAATGTGACAAACAGTTTTGTGTTTACTATCTTTTAATGCTATTAAGGCTTTAATTTTATTTCTTAAAGAATATGACATCTCAGAAACACAATTACTCATTTGAAAAGCCTCAAATCCCAACTCCTTTTCTGTCAAGTTTATAAAATAATGCCCATCTGAAAATTTATGTAGAATCCTTGAATTTACACTACTTTCATATTCAATATTTTTTTCTGCATATTCTATTGCATCAAAAATATTATTAAATTTTTCTTTATAGCCTTTAGTTCTTTTGAATAACTCTAAAAGAATTTTTATTTTTTCTTTTGAATTATGTGAATTGATTTTAAAATTGTCTTTTTCAATCCTATCAACGAACCAAACTAAATTATCCATTTTTACTCCGCATTCTTTACAGAATTGAATTGTTTGCAAAGACCTTCCGTTATCTATTAAGTGCTGTTCTTTTTTTGTTAATTTCATATTTTATAATTTTAAAATGTTGTATAACCAATTATTCCTTCTTTATCTTTTATAAAGTTTATGTGTTGTGATTTTGCGTTTTTGTGAATTATAACATGAGATTGTAACCAAGAGCTTGGGCCCATATTGTATCCAACTCTTCTATGAGTTGATGTTCCTACAGATAATGCTCCATCCATTCTTCCTGGAGAATGATAATGTCCAACAACTATCTTTGTGTTTAATGTTCTCATTTGTAACAATGAACCTCTAGTTCCATTTGAGCCAATATCACCATGTTGTCCTAACTCCCATCCTAACACTTTATAAGAATCTCTTCTGCCTAAAGTTTTAAAATTAGGAAATCTATTTGTTATTATTTCTGGGATTATGCCTTTTACATCACTTAGGCTATTTGCGTACTGTCTTAACAACATTGCTGAATACTCCATATAAAGAGGAGAATTTTTTGGTGTGGGCTGTTTTTTCCAATCTTCATTTTTTACCCACCTATCTAAAAAGTCATCGTGATTACTTCTGACTATTACTACATTTTTATAATTTTCAAATTCAGAAAGACCTTCAAGCATTTCATCAACCTCTTTTTTCAAACAATTCATATTGTTTACCTCTTTCGCATATTGCATAAAAGGGTCTTTCATTGTGTGATGAGATATTGAGTAACCATCAAAAACGTCATGCAGCACAACGTGTTCTGGTTCTAGCTTTGTTAATAATTCATGTGTTTTACTGATTACTTCTGGGTCATGATGTCCCCAATGTAAATCTCCCAAAACACATGCTTCAATATTATTTAAATTATTAATTTTACAATCACCTTTAAGTTCTAAAGGTTTATAAAATTCTTCATTTTCTGTCTCCCAAGGATATTCATCTTCTCCTATAAAATTTACTTCATTATATAAATCACAAAAATCACCATTATCCTCTGCAGAAACTTGTCTGACATAAAAAGTTTCTTCATCTTTTATTTCAACTACAGCAAATCCTAAAACGTGATGAAATTCTCCTTTTTTACCAGCTTTAGAATCTGTATAATTTTTGACAGTACAAGCTCCAGTTGTTAACATCATTTTTGGTTTATCACCTTCTAATACTGGTATCATTTGTAGTTGCATTTTAGGTGAGCCAAAAATACAAGAATTTACACCTGACATAGAATGCATTCCAGTCATAGGATTAACTGCTGTTGGATGTATTTTAACGTCAGACATAATAGAAACAAACTTATGAATATCATGTCTATTTGCATCCAAATAAGGAGTAACTATTACAGACCATCTTTCTTCAGCTTGTTGGTCTATAGTCCAAATTGATGTTGGATTTTTATATCTTCCAGCTATAACGTGTATATCTGCATCAATATGCTTTGCGTATTGTGTTAAATTATAAAAGAATTTTCTATGTACTGGAGTATTGTTTTGAGCCCAAGTTATAATGAATCTTTTTTTATTTTCATTAAAAACTCTCTTTTTAGCTTCTTCGTATTGTTGTGGTATTTGCTCTTCTTTTTCGCTCAATTCCAATTTTTCAGAAGCCCACTTTCTAACGGTTCTTTCTGATTTGTTGGTTAATTTCATTAAGAGCTTCATTCTTTCGTCCCAAGAAATTTTTTTGTTTTTATAAATTTGAACAAACTTTTTCTTGTCTTTATCTGACATCTCTTTAAACTTCATAAATTTAAAAATATAAATTATTTATGAGCAAATAAAGGTAAAAAGATTTATAAAAACAAGATTTTTTAGATAAAATTATTTTAATGAAGATAAAATTGAATTTACACTATCAATAATTGTTCTTTTTGGAGACCAACTCATAACGTCTTTTGCTTTTGATATATCTCCATATATTTTTTGTATATCACCTTCTCTTCTTGGGTAAAACTTATAAGGAACTTCGACTCCCAAATCTTTAAAGGCATTAATTATTTCTAGAACAGAATAACCATTTCCAGAACCAACATTAACTACTTGATAATTATTATTTTCAACTATTGACAAAGCTGAAGTATGAGCGTCAGCCAAATCCATTATGTCTATATAGTCCCTTATTGCTGTTCCATCTGGAGTATCATAATCATTTCCAAAAACTCTTAAATGCTCAAATTCTCCTTTTATTGTTTTTAGTATATAAGGCATTAAATTTTCTGGTACTCCTTTTGGTTCATCAGACAACAGTCCACTTTCATGTGAACCTATCGGATTAAAATATCTAAGAGAAACCACATTTATACCATCAACTTTTGATGTATTATTTAAAATGTTTTCACAAATTTGTTTAGTTTCACCATAAGGAGATTCTGCTTTTTTTGTTGGCATCAATTCATTTACTGGATAACTATTTGGCTCTCCATATACAGTACAAGAAGATGAAAATATAATGTTTTTAACTCCAAATTGTTTCATGAATTTCAATAATGAAATTGTATTATTTACATTATTGTCATAATATTTTAATGGATTTTTTACTGATTCATTAACAGATTTATGTGCTGCGAAATGAATTACTGCATATATAGGATAGTTTTTCATTATATATGCAACATTATTTTTATCACTTTCGTCTGTTATGTCTCCATAAAAATAAGTTACTTTTTGACCAGTTATTTTTTCTATGTCTTTAAGTCTACTATAAATACCATTAGAAAGATTGTCTATAATTATAGGTTTATAACCATTTTTAATAAGACTAACAATCGTATTGCTTCCTATATAACCAAGACCACCAGTTACTAAAATGTTTTTTACTTTACTATCCATTTGTGTAATGTGTGATTTTTTTAATCTAAAACTTCACCATATTCAATTCTTTCTAAATGGTTTAATTCATCTTCCAGATTATCTAATACCATACAAATTTTTTCACATCCTTTATCTAATGAACTCAATTCGTTTATCCAACTTTCCCAATTATCACTTACAAGTTTAATAAACCCTTCTGGATTACCTCTTTCTTTGTATCTTTTAATGAATTCTTCTTTTCTGCCTTTGTCTGGGTAAACTATGTAGAAGAAAATAAAACTTTCAAGCAAAGCGTCTCTAACCTCTTTGTGTGATGAAACAAATATGTATTTATATTTTCCAATATTTGATTTTATATGTTCTATATAATTTTTAGGGAACTCTGGATTTCTTTCTTTTGTGTTATTGCCAACTTCATCTTTAATCCAACTAAAATTACTTGAATCACTATCAAGTGTATCATTTGGAAATTTTTTGTGATAAAAACTTTTTCCAGTACCTGGGAATGCTGATATAATTTTTGTCATAATATTTTATTTATTTTCTTTTAAAAATTCATTAATCATTTCTTCAGTTACATTAAAATTGTTTTTTCCAAATTTTTCATAATATGCTTCTTGTAAATCAATCGGTATAGCTTTACTATTCATTTTCATATTTAACAAACCTTCCTCATTTCCTTCTTCTTTTGTCATATAAAAAACCATTCCATATTTTGGTTCAGAGTCCATGTCAACATCATAGGTATTATTGTTTTTAATTTCTCCATTTATTTCCCATGATTCGAATAAGCCTCTTACTATAACTCCTTGTTCAGAATTTTGAATAGAATATAAGTAACATCTATCTTTAAATTTTAAACCTTCTTGTAAAAATAAAGTTAAAACCTGTAAAGGACTTCCTTCTTTATCTTCAAGTAAAGGTCTAGATACAATAAAAATTTCACAATCCTCAAACTCTTCACATTCTTTAATTTTTGACAAATTTGTTCTAATCAAACTATGATTCATTATATTTTCTCTATAATTAAAATCAAAATTACTTGATGAATTTAATATGTTTATTAAATTTTCCTCTTTATTTGATGGAGCTTTATATGGAGCTATTACATCTAACAATTCTTTAATTTTCATAATTTATTTATTTTCTAGCTGTTTTATAATTTTCAATAAACCAATCAATAGTTTTATTTATACCATCTTCTAATGGCGTAAAAACAAATTCTTTTGGAATATCGCTTTTTGCTGGTTTTCTAAATTGGCCTTTAGGTTTTGTTATGTCATATTTTATTCTGTCTTCAGAAATATTAAATCTTCTTGCAATAATATCGACAATTTCTTTGATTGAATGTTCAGTTTCGTTCACTGCCATAAAAGGCATATCACTTTTCCAATTATCTATTGCCCATAATATAACTTTTGCTAAATCTTCTGAATATATAAATTGTCTTAAAGGTGTTCCGTCTCCCCAAACTTCAAAATCTTTACCTGACAAACTTGCCTCATATCCTTTCCTAATTAAAGCTGGCACTAAATGACTATCTTCTAAATTAAAATTATCATTTGGACCATAAATATTAGTTGGAATAATTGAAATCCAATTGGAATCTGGAATCATCTTTCCATATATTTTAGTTTGATAACCTAGTAATCTTTTAGCATAAGAATAACCATAATTAGAATTATGAGGAGGTCCTTGGTCTATTTTATCTGCAGTTAATGGATAATCTATTTTATCTGGAAATACACATGTAGACAATATAGAAACAAAATTTTTATATTTTGCTCTGTAAGCAACTTCTAATAAATTATTGTTAATTTCTAAATTTTCATTAAAAAACAATTCATTATTATCCATGTTGGCTTTTACTCCACCAACTTTTGCTGCACAATGTATTATTGTGTTATATTCATTTTCTATACCATCTTCAAAACACCTCCGTACAGAATTTATATTTAAAAGATTACAATCTCTACTTGACAAAAACTCATGACTATTATCATTATTTAGTTGTCTTTTTATTGCAGAGCCCAATAACCCACTAGCCCCTGTTACTATTACTTTTTTATTGTTTTGCACTTGCATAAAATTGATATCCCTTTTTTTCTAATTTTTCTTTGTCGCTTCTAATCATTAGTGCGGCAAGCTCTTTAAAATCTATTTTTGGTTGCCAATCAAGTTTTTGTTTAGCTTTTGAATAGTCTCCTAGCAAAACTTCTACTTCTGAAGGTCTAAAATATTTTTCATCAACCTCAACTAAAAGTTTTCCGCTTAATTTATCATAACCTTTTTCATTAATACCTTCACCCTTCCAGACTATTTCAAAACCAAGATAAGGAACAACTTCTTCTATAAATTCTCTTACTGAATGTGTTTCATTTGTTGCTAAAACAAAATCTTCTGGCTTGTCTAATTGTAACATTTTCCACATTCCTTCTACATAATCTCTTGCATGACCCCAGTCTCTTTTTGCGTCAAGATTTCCTATCTTTAAAACATCTCTTTTTCTACAAGCAACTTCAGCAAGGTTTATTGTAATTTTTCTTGTAACAAAAGTTTCTCCTCTTCTTTCAGATTCATGATTAAACAAAATTCCATTACAAGCAAATAAATTATAAGCCTCTCTATAATTTTTCACAATCCAATAACCATAAAGTTTTGCTACTCCATACGGACTTCTTGGATGAAAAGGAGATTCTTCATTGTAACCATTTTCTGGCATGTTATAAGCCATTCCTCCATATAATTCTGATGTGGAAGCTTGGTAAAATTTAGCATTAGGACAATGATTCCTCATTGCTTCTAAAATGGCTAACGTACCTAACGCGTCTGTTTGTGCAGTATAATAAGGTAATTCAAATGAAACTTTTACGTGTGATTGCGCAGCCAAGCTATATATCTCATCTGGTTGTATTTTAGATATAAGATTTGATATAACAAGAGGGTCAGTTACATCACCATAATGAAAATGAAATTTTGGATGATTATCTATTAAATGGTCTATTCTTTTTGTGTTGAATGAACTAGAGCGTCTAATCATACCATGTACATCGTACCCTTTTTCGAGAAGTAATTCTGCCAAATATGAACCGTCTTGACCGTTAACTCCAGTTATGAATGCTATTTTTGTTTTTGACATATAAAATGTTTTAAACCAAAAATAACTTTTATTATAAAAAAGTAAATATTTTATTAAGAATATTTACCATGTAATTTTGCTTCTTTTAATAGTTTTGTTAATTTATCAATTTGACTTTCCAGTGAATAGTTCAACAAATAGCGATTAAAACCTTTTAAAGATTTTTCAATATAATATTCATTGTCATTCATTAATTTTAACATTTCTTTTGAATAACTTTCTATATCATTTCTTTCAAAAACCATTCCTCCATCACCTATAACTTCTACATGCCCATTTGAATTTGCTTTATGACTTATACATGGTTTTTTGTGAAACATAGCTTCAGTAAAAACTGCACCAAAAGTTTCGCCATCACTTCTTCCGTGAGAAAAAACATCTAAAGTTTCTAAAAATGAATGTATTATTTCACTATTACCAGTATGTTCTAATTTAATGAAATTTTTTAACTGTAATTGCTTTGCTTGATTTTCGTATTTTTCTTCTCCTCCAAGCAATATAAAACAAGTGTTATCATTTTCTATTTTTTTATATGCAGACAATGGAACTTCAGAAAATAATCCTTCGGAATTTCTTTGATGAAAACCAAAAACAAATTTATTTCTAATATTAAGATTGTCTCTCATACAAAAAAAAGGAGGATTTGGCATTTCTTGTATAACTGGTATTATGTCTAATTTGCCTGAATCTCCACCAGAATTTACCCAAATATTACCGCTTTCTTTTGTTATATGTATGCTTTTAAATACATTTTTTTGATTGTCAACTCCAGCATTTAATGTTAATATATTTATTATTGGAGTTCTTTTTATTAAATAAAATGGATATTCAGGATGACCAGCTCTACCAGTTATAATTACATCATAATTATCCTCATTAAAAACGTTCCAAAAATTTGTATTCACCCAATCATGATTAGCCGTTCTTACATCTTTATATTGTACTTCAAATTTTATTAAATTAACTTTCTTATCTTCTAAATATTTTTTTCTAAAAATATCAGTATCTGGATGTTTCCAGGTTGAACCTAAATATGGAGCTGCATCACAATAATAAAAATCTACTTGAAATTCTTCTCTAGGTAAATTGGCTGCTATAGTGTGTAAAAACCTTTCTGTTCCTCCTGCTGATAATCCTCCAAATTTTATAAATGCCACTTTAATCATATTATATATTTTTTAAATTATTAATTTCATCAACGTGCCAAATGTTTAAATCTCTAAAATAATCAACACCATATTTTTCAAACCAATTGTTTATTTCCTTGATTCTCCAATTGTTGTTTTTGTAAATTTCATCAATATTAGGCAATATAACATTTTCATACCATTCAGATGGTGCTTTAGTTGTTTTGCAATTTCCATCATATAAAGTTATGGAATATGTACTATTAATTTCACTTGTTGATTTATTGGGGTTTTTAACTCTTTCTAGACAACGATACCATGACTGCTTTATTTGAAAAGCTTCCCAGCAAGAAAATTGAAAATGAAAAACTGCCCCAACATTTGAAGGTATTTGCTTTGTTTGATTAACTATAGGCAATCTTGGCTCATGTATCCAGTTTCCAGAATAATTTATTTTACCATCATCACAAATAATAAAATCTTTATAACTATTAGACCAAGCACTATTATCGTCTCTGTATTCATAAAGACTTCTCCACATTGGAAGCCAATGCATTGTACATCTTTCTCCTGGTTTAATGCTTGATGTTATTAAATCAAAATTTTTAATTGCATTAGAAGTGAAAGATTCATCAGCATCTAAACTAACAATATGTGTTGCTGAACAATCTCTTGCCAAATTAAAAAGATGTCCTCTTTTAGAGCTCCAGCCATCATTGTTTTCTAATTTTACAACTTCTATATTTTTATATTTTTCTAATAATTCTACAGAATTATCAGTAGAACCATCATCTAAAACAATTATTTTATCACACACTTTACTTACAGAAGAAGCAAAAGAATCTATAAATGGTGATTCATTTTTTATTGGCGTTATTCCTATAATTTTCATAATTAATTTTTTATTTTAAAGCATCCAAATCCAGATTCATGAGCCCAAGAATCCAAACTATATTTTTCTCCAATCCATTCATCAAAAAATTTGCCTTTATCATTTATTTTTATGTCATCAACAAATAATAATGAATTGTTTTTCATTTTATTTTTATAAACATCAAATTCTTTACTTATTTGATGATAATGATGAATTGTGTCAGAAAATAAAAAATCTATAGAATTATTTAAAAACATAGATAATACATTAGGATTAGTACAGTTATCGTATACTATATTTACTCTATCATCTTCAAAAAATTTTTTAGGTAAAAGCCTTAAATCTTGAACAATGTCTATTGTATAAAATTTTTGTTTTGGTTTTAATGAATCGTAAATTGCCAAAGTACTCATACCCTCTCTGTTTCCCAATTCAACAATAATGGCATCTTCTGGCAAATTTTTAATTACATTATGTATCAATGTAAAGTATCCACAAACTTTTCCTTGAGGAAAAGAAAAATTTGTTAGATATTTTTTATATTCCTCATCAATACCATAAATAAAATCAGAATTATTCCAAATGATTTCTTGATTTTTTTCTGTGTAATCTATTATTTCTTTTAAATTCATATTTCATTTTTTGAAAGTCCATCTCTAAACATTTTTATGACTTCACTAGAACCTGGCCCCATAAAATCATTATTAATTATATTTAATTCTAATTTATTTTCCCACATAAAATTCAAGTCTCTTATGCTTAAATCTAATTTGGCTATTGAATCAAAAAAATCATCAGCATCCAAAAAATTTAATTTTGGATAAGCAATAAACTTATTATTTTCTATTTGAAATATCCATCTATGATGAATATAGCCTCTAAAACCTTTGCCGTTTATATTAACTTCTAATCCTGTTTGTGAAAGTCTTGATAATTCTATAAATTTACTTGGTATAGCAACATATCCAGATTTTGCTATTTTGCTTATTTGTTGACAAACTAATAATGGATTTGATAAATCCTCTAATGTATGAGTGCAAATTGCAAAATCAAATTTACCATTTTGTTTTACATAATCAATCAAATCAGACCAAGAATCATGGTCACATATATTAAATTGAAATTGCTTTACTCTATTGTCTTGGCATTTATTTATATCCACTATTGCATCTAATACTGGCCAAGACCATCCGTCATAAGTTCCTCCAATATCTATAATTTTAAAATTTTTATTATTTTCTTTTATAGATTTTAAATAGTTTAAAATTTCACTTCTGTCACCATTACCATATTTAACGTTACTAATCATATTAATATTAATTTATAAAATTTTTAAAATTTATCTTTTCTCCAAAATTTGTAATATTTTCTATATCATAATTTAATATATCACATAAAAATTTATTACAATCTTCTTTTTCAATCTTATCTTCAATTCCATATCTTTTATAGATGAAAGTCTTCTCTATTCCTTGTAGGTTTCCGCTTGTACTTGCACCCTTTCCTTCATCTAAGTAAAACCCAGTATTACCTTCAGAAAATTTTATTTTTCCATTGTATGCCAATCTTATCGCAAAATCAAAATCAGCACCAGACCTTAGTTGTTCATCAAAATATCCAGCTTTATTACAAATAGATTTTCTGAACATAAAAAAAGGCCCTAAAATCATACCTCTTTTATATTCTGAATCTGGATGTATTGTATGGTCTATTTGTCTGCCAGATTTTAAGCCAAAAGAATTAACAACCTGATAATTAGAATTTACAATATCAATATCATCATTTTGTTCTAAAATTTTCATTTGACTTTCAAGTGAATTTGGTTCTCTCAAATCATCGATATTCCATATTGTTAAATATTCACCAGAAGATTCTTTTATGCACTTATTCATTGATGTGCCAATCGGTTCTACTGGCCTTGTTATTATATGCTTTATTACTCCATCTGGATATTTGTTAATGTATTCTTTTACTAATTCAACTTCCCAATCTTCTGGGTCATTGTGGTCTAAAACCAACTCAAAATTTGGGAAAATTGTTTGATTTTCTAATTCTTCTAAAAATTTAGGAAGATATTTTCCCATTTTATAACATGGTGTTATTGTACTTATTTTTTTCATTTTTTATAAAAAATTAAATCTCTTTGAAATATTTCTCCTTTTTTAAAAATTCCGTCTTCTAGCGGCCAAACATGATTCTCTATTACTTCATAATTTAAAAAATTGTTTTCTTTCATATTTTTAATAATCTCATCTTCAAGAGGGGCTCCTTCATTATATTCTTTTAATGAAGTTTCTATTATTACATATTTTGCTTTTTCTAAAATGTTTTTTGAACCTTTTAAAATATCAAGTTCAGAACCTTGAGTATCTAATTTTATTAAATCAAATTCATCTAATTTAAATAAAGAATCAACTGTTTTTGTTATTCTTTTTTCAATTATTAAATTTTCTATTGAATAATGTTTTGTTTTTTCTAAATATAAAGAATTGCCAGTACATATATCATTTTCTTTTGTTAAGAAAAAGTCAACCTCTTTATCGTCTACATCAGATAAAACTTCAATAAAATACAAGTTTCCAGTATTTTTTAAATAAATTTCACAATTTTTATTAGCTTCAACCATATATAAAATAGAATCTTTCCAAACGTTTTTACATAATTCAGAAAACTCACCAACATTAGCACCTATGTCTAATATCTTATTTGGAATAAACCCTTTATTTTTTAAAGTTTGTAAATAGTTGTTAATTTTGCTCATTATTTAAATTTTTAATCATTTTTTTTATACCTTCTTCTAAAGATATTTTTGGCTTCCAATTTGGAACATATTCTTTATTTTGTATAATAAGAGACTCTCCTTTTTTATTTCCTTTAATAATAGAACAGTTAGTGTTTTTTTGGATTATTTTTGCTATATTATATAAATCTACCCATTCTCCAGTAGATATGTCATAAGTTTTACTTTTATCTTTTATATTAAATGCAGCCAATAAAGCTTCACAAACATCATCTATATGAATAAATTGTCTAACCTCACTTCCATCCGTTAAAATTTCAATTTTTTCATTTTTTACTGCTTGAAAAACAAAGTCTGATATTACATGGCTTCTTTCGCTTACTTCTTCATTATATCCATATATATTCCAAAGTCTAACTGCTATACCTTTTTCTGAGAGTTTTGTCCAAACTTCTCCAATTCTCTTTTGTGAACCATAAACTGTATCTACATTTTCTGATAATTGACTTGAAATAAAAATGAAAGGCAAATTTATAATTTGTGGAAAAACATTATTCATTATTGCATTATTCCATTCCATTTGAAATATTTGACTATCTTTTTTATATAAATATTTTGCGCCACCAACATCCCAAGCTAAAAAGAAAACTCTATCAACACCTTCTAATGGCAAACTTTCAAATCTAGCATCTTGTTTTGTGTTGTTTTTTATGTCGAACTCTATAACTTCATCCCCTTTATTCTTAAGAAAATCGCAAAGCCTTTTTCCTAAAAAGCCGCTTGAACCTATGATTAAACTTTTCATATTATTTACCTAAATAGTTTATATACCAATTAATAGTTTTTTTTAAACCTTCCTCAAAAGAATATTTTTTAGTCCATCCTAATTTTTTTAATTTATCAGCAGACATATATTGAAAAGGAATTTCTATAAAATCTTTTTTTACAATTTCACTTCCTCCAGAGTAATTCATTAAACTAGAGATTGTAGAAACTGTTTCTTCTATTGTATGAAATTCATTATCTCCGATGTTATAAATTTCCCCAGGCTTTCCATTTTCTGAAAGCAATTTATAAGCATTACACACATCATCAATAAAAACAAACTCTCTTTTAAAGCCTAGAACCCCAGAGTAAATTCTTGGTTTGTTATTTTTATGTATTTGTATTATTGTATTTGGTATTATTCTGGAAATATTCATATCTCTAGGCCCATAAATGTTAGCACATCTAATGACATTAACGTTTATTCCATAAGTTTTGTAGTAAGATTGAGAAATTAGGTCGGCACAGGCTTTTGATGTTGAATATGGGTCATCTGGTTGCAACTTCATATCTTCAGTGTAAGGTAGTACATCGTGAGTCCCATATGATTTATCTGAAGAAGCAACTATTATTTTTATGTTTGGATTAATTTTTCTAATGGCATCTAAAATATTTATTGTTCCAATTATATTACTTTTATAACAACTTACAGGGTTTTTATTTGCTATTTTAACTATAGACATCGCTGCTATATGATATATTAAATCAATTTCGTAATCAGAAATAATTCTTTCTACTAATTCCGAATCTAATATGTCTCCATATATTATGGTACATTTATCTAAAATATCTTTTTGAGTTTTTTTATTTTTATCTCTAATTATACCTATAACATTATTTCCACTATTTAACTCTTTTTCTGCCAATGATGAACCGACAAACCCATTTATTCCTGTTATTAAAATATTTTTCATTTTTTATAATTTTATTATTTGTTTTGACTGTTTTTCTAAATTTAAATTTTCTAATATATAATTTCTTGGTTTATATGATTCCAAATTTCTAATAAAATGATTCCACTTACTGTAAATTTCTTCTTTTTCATAAAAATAAATTCCACATAATGAATTAAAATAAGGTATTGATGTTGCTTCTACCTTATATTCTTCACCTCTATCGTTCCAATATTTTACGTCCCAAACAATTAGTGGCAAATTACAACTCATCATTTCTTGTATTGCTATTCCTTGACTTTCACAATTATCTATAATAAAACCATATTTACTTTTCGATATTAAATCTAAAAAATTTGACTCATTATAATGGCCGTATTTTATTACATTATATGTTTGATTTGATTCTTTTAAAAAGTTTTCTACAAATTTTAAATCTTCTTCATTTCTCCTTTTAAAATATACTAAACAATCAAATTCTTTTTTGTCATTAGATTTGTCGGCAAATAATTCAGTATCAATACCTACTGGCCAAATCTCTATTTTTTCTTCTGGGAGCCATTTCATATATAATTTTTTTACCCATTCTGATGGAACTAAAATTTTTTTATATTTCTGCTCCATAACATATTTATTGTCTATAGGTAAAGTGCATATATTTGGGCCTATTATAGAATTTTCTATTTTTAAACTTAACATATTATGACTTTGAAGAAAAACATTTTTTTCATCGTTTTTATTTTCTGATGAATTAATTGTGTAATTTTCTTTCAAAATTTCCAGTCCACTAATAAAGTTGTCAATAACTTTTTTTGGACCCATATTTCTATATTCAAAATAAATATTAATCATTTTTTTTCATATAAAATGCATCACCCCATTGATATTCAGTCATTTTAGTTTCTACCCTTTCAAAACCAAATTTACTTAAATACAAGTCAATTTCTTCTATTTTTGCACAATCCTTATAAAGATAATCAGTATTAACTTCTGTATAAATATAATCTATATCATTTAAAGAATTCTCCATACCTTTTAAAGCTAAAAGTTCTGCTCCTTGAATATCTAAATTTAAAAAATTAAAATCACATGGATTAAATTTCTCATCATTAAAGAAAGTGTCAATCTTTTTTGTTTTAACAGTTTTTTTATTAACAACAGAAATGTGTGGATGATGAATTTTATGTTTATCCATTTCAAGAATAGAAGAAGATTCTCCATTACTTGCAACATGAAAATCTACTTCCTGTCCATCTATATCAGATGCTGCAAAACAGTAAGATTTATGATTTTTATAGTTACTTATTTTATTTTGCAATTCATTAAATGTATCTGGGTCTGCTTCTACCCATATAACATTATCAACACCACAAGTTCTATATGATTCAGCTTCTTCTGCGTGATGTGCACCAACATGTAAAATTCCTTTAATGTTGATTTTATATTTATTTCTTATATCTCTAAAATTAATTAACATTTTTAATTTTTTATTAGTTTAGTTACTTGATTTTCATGTATTCTATAATAAAGAAGAATGTCTTCACAAATATAAAATTTAAAACCTTTTTCAATTGAATCTTGCCAAAGTTTTAAATCTTCCATTGGTATATCTTCCTCATTATATTTATTATTATCCCAAAAGTTTTTACTATACGCAACACATGGATGAGCTATAACATTATGACCAACTCTTAGATTTTCTATTATTTCTCCTTTTTTTGTCATTAAAAAATCCTTAACACTTTCATCTTCATAATTATTTTCTTTTATATGAGAAAAGTTTGATGAAACTATATCATAACCTTCTTTTAATTTTTCAAATTGTCTTTCTATTCTGTTTTCTTGATAATAATCATCTACATTAGTATTAAATACAAAATCACACCCATCCTTAAATGCTTCTTCTATAATATAATTCATTGCTTGAGCATGATTATCCATTTCAATTTTGTAAAATTTACCATTTTCAAAATGGTAATCTCCAAGAAAAGAATAATTATCATCTCCATAATTTAATTCGTAAATAAAATAGTCTTTATATGTTTGACTTACAATTGAATCAAAAAATTTCAATAACCATCTGTCATTATATATTTTTTTAGCATTTTTATGAAAAATTACTATACCAATTTTATATTTACACAAGTCGTGTTTTTTTAATAAAAAATTTATATCATATTTTTTTGTATTAAAATTACTTTTATTATGTATTCTATGCAAAACTAGTTGTTTTTTGTCATTTATAAATTTACAACTTTTTTTCATAAGTTTCAACCAAAAATCATAATCTTCTATTCCAACAATAGACTCATCCCATCCATTAACCTCTTCTGCTATTTCTTTCTTAAATATTGCTGAAGTATTTGCCACTTGATTTACACCAGACATTGAAAGTCTTAATATTTCTTCATGTTCTAAAGAAAGATTAGGCTGACCTGTTATTTTTTCCAATTCATCACAGTAAAATATTCTAGAACCTATTACATCATATAATCCAGTGTTCGCAAGTTCTATTTGTATTTCTAATTTTTTTGGCAACCAAACATCATCATCATCTTGTATTGCCAACCATTCTCCTTTAGCTTCTTTTAATAATTTATTTAAAGTTTTAGACTTCCCAGCATCTAAACCATAATCAAAAATTCTAATTCTTTCATCGTCAAATTCTTTAACAATTTCTTTGCTATTGTCAATAGTTCCATTAAAACCTATTAATAACTCAAAATCTTTGTATGTTTGATTTAAAACCGATTCTATAGAACGTCTTAAATATTTTTCACCATTATAAACTGCTAATAATATTGATACCATGATTAAATATGTTTTTTTAATTCGTTTTTAACATATACTGTATTTCCAATATGAACACTTCCGTCAGACATATGATTTATTAACATTCCATTTTCATCAGCATAATATTGATATATATCTATAAAATTTATATCATTTTCTTTACATAATTCTTTTAATATAGAATTAGCCTTAATAGTATATCTAGACCTATCTTCGTCTAAACCAAGAAATGGAAAATTTATATTTTCTATATTTCTATTCTTTTTTGAAGGTGGGGTTATGCTTAAAATTCCAATTTTTTCAAAAAATATTTTTTGACTTTTAATATGATTAACATAATCAATTATTAAACTATTTATTATTTCATCTTCTGTTAAATCATTTAATTGTATTTGATTAAAAATATGACACCTAATATCTATTTCTCCAAAACAAAAAATAACAAATGAGTTATATGATATATCAACATTTCTACTTTTAAAAATATCATAAAAATTAATTTTATCACGTCTAACTTTATGCATAGTCATAGGCGCAATATTGTGTCTATCTTCTATAATATTTCTAAACGAAAAATCAGAATGTGAATCTCCTATTGTATAAATTTTCATATTTTTTTAGCTTGAATATTTAAACTCATTAAAACTCCTTTTTCTTTTTCCATATGTGGAAGATATGCTTGACTAAAATCATCTATAGAACCATGTTCAACCGTTTTCCAATCCCAAATATGAACGTCTATAAATCCTAAACCTTCTAAATCTTCTTTTAACATATTAAAATCAAAACCAACATAATGAAAGTTTTCATTATAATTTTGACCTCCATATAAAAATCCCATCAATTGTTTAAGAGTGTATCTTTTTGTGTAATGTAACTCCGAAACTTTATATAAATCAGGAACTGATATTCTCAATATTCCACCGCTTTTTAAAATTTCATTCCACCTTTTTAAAACATCTAGATATGTTTTTCTATTAAAATGTTCAAGAACATGACAAGCATATATCATTTCTGCAGATTCATCTTTAAAGTTTTTTAATGTTGCAACATTATCAACAATGTCACATTCTGTTTCTGGTCTTATATCAACATTTACAAAACCATCCAACTTTTTAAAGCCGCATCCTAAATGTAATTTCATATTAAAGTTTTTATTTTATTAATAAGCCTTTCATTGTAATCAACCCAATTCATAGCCAATCTTCTATTTATCTCTATGACATCTTTTTTGGATTCATAAAACTCAGGAGTTAGTTCGTTGCACTTTTCAATTGCCTCATTAAAAGAATTTACAATAATAATCCCATTTACATCAAAATATTCTACTATATTAGGACAGCCTATATAAATAGGAATGGTTTTGCACAGTAAACAATCTATCAATTTTTCCGTAAAGAAATTCTGCTTTGATACGTTTTCTATACATATATGAAACATACTATCAAATAGAGGTTCTTTTCGCTCTCCTAGTATAGGGTTATTTCCAAAATTTTCAACACCGCCTAATCTACTTAAAAAGAATTTTTTCGGTATGCTTATTTTATTTTGTTTATACCACAACTTTTGTCTTATTTTATGATTCTCCGTAATTGTCTTGTGACCACAAACCGTAGATACAGAAAACTCTTTTGGCTTATTCAAATCATATTCATCTAAATGAATCCATTTTGTTCCATATTCAAAAAGTACTCCGTTTGGTATAGCATCTAAAACTTCTTGTTCATATGTAAGCACATAATCAAAACGATTCCAATTGTCTATAATGCGTTTATTCAAACCCATAATTTCGTTTGGCTCAATTTGAACAAAGAATTTTTTTAAAAGCCTTCTTCCTGCTGAAGCTTCAAACTGTTCAATCGTTGGATTGTCTAAATTTTGAAAATTATCAACCCAAATATCTATTGGCATTGAACTATCAAAATCATAGTTCAAGGACATGCCAAAATTAGAATTTACATTTGCTTTCATTAACCTCTTATTTCTGAATGATTTTTGTCTAAAGCTAAAAGCTTCTTTTCAAATGGTATTTGCCAAGATTCTGGATAACAATAACTTGGATTAAGCTTTTTTGGTGGATTATCAATAAAATATCTATTCATTTGACTTTCATCATGCCAAACAGCAATAATTCCATTTTCTAAATCCTTATCTACTCTTTCCTTTATTGTTTTTGACATTTCAAGAAAAGCTTCTGAAGTTCCTCCATTAAATCCACCAGCATAATAACATTCACCTTCTTCTTCTGAAACATATGCTGTTGAACTTTTGTTAGTTTCATAACTTCCTCTTCTTCCTCCAAAAAATCCTGGGTGTTCTGTGCCAACAAGTTCAGTTTCTGTATCTGGGAGTATTTCTTCGTTTACATCTTCAACAAATCTCATATCAGCATCACAATAAAAAAGATAATCCATGTTAGATAGCAATTCTTTATTTTTATCAAAAACATGATAACGTTTTAATGTGGCGTAAGGCCATCCCAAATGTTCTTGTTCAATTCTAATAATGTCATCATTTTCTGGCACATTACCATCTGTAAAAACAAACATTTTAACTTCATGATTTTTCATAAAATGTTTTTTTACAGATTTATATAATGGAGGTATAAATTGAGTGTATTTACCTGTTGCAATGACTAATAAGCCTATTTTCATATACTATAATTTTTTTCTATTAACAATATTTGTTTCGACAAAAAAGGCATTCTATCTAAAAGCTGTTCAGTTTCAAAAATTAATTTTTTACTTGATTGTTTTAATTTCTGTATTACTTTGTCGTTTAATGTAATAATGTTTGGAGATAACATTTCTACTTTAGTTTCTCCTTCTCTTGTTGGAATTACAATTCTATGATAGTCATTTTCAAGATATATTGTTGATTCCTTTACTGTCTCAACATAAATGGCTACATCTCTTTCATCTAAATTTCCAACGTATATATAAAATACTATTACTGGTTTTGCCATAACTTTATTCAAATGGTAATTCTAATTCTTGATGACATCCAACAATATTAGAAAAATCTATTTTATTTAACTTAATCTCTCTCCCAGACAAAAAATTATCATTCAATTCTTGTGCTGAAATCCCATGAAATTCACCTTCTCTGTTTGGAAATACACTTTGAACAACATTAGAAGGAGAATTTACTAATTTACTTTGTTTGTAAGACCACATTGTTTTTTTAGGATAGTTTCCAAACATTTGTAATGCCGCCTCAAAAGTATTTGGATTTTGAAACATAACTTTTTTTGAAAGTTTATGAATTTCTTTTGTTTTAAAAATATGTCCATCAACTGACAGTGGATAGCCAAAATCCATATAATGAACTGACCAGTTCCATTTTATAAATTTATCATCCTCATAATCAGGCATTATAACATTGTCACATCTCATAGTGTAACATTTGTTTGTATTTAAACCTAATCTCATAGAAAAACAAAAAGCGTCATTATCTGTCTCTAATTTTGAAATCATTTCATTTTCATCAACTCTTCCATAAATTATGTCATCATCAGTAAAGAATGATGTATAATTATATATTGAATTTTCTAAAATAGCTAAAGTTTGTTCTCTAAAATCTATTTCTTTAATCCATTTTACTTCTGGGAATTGCTCCATCAATTTATTATACCCTTTTTCAAATTCATCATTTGAATAAGTATATAAAACATTTAAAGAAAAAACTCCATTAGCATTTTTTTCAACACTATCAAGAAATAGTTTTAATTGTGCTGCTCTATCTTTTGAAAATACTATTCCATTAATCATTTTTATTTGTTTTATAAGTTTCAATTTTTTGAAAAGGCTTCTTTTTGTTTATTTCTGAATGTATACTCCACTGAAGTTGCTGATTTACTTTATCGTCAGAAATAGGATTTTCTCTATTATAAACATAAAGTGGAGTTTCATTATAAAAAACATGCTCTTTCCCAGCCATTTCAAGCATTGGAATAAACATTGCAACATCATATGTCATTTGATACCAATTGCCATTAGAATCTTTCATACATGAATAATTTTCATCCTGCTCTGCAATTTTAGCATAAAGACCTGCCCTAAAAGTTCTTATGTGAGAAACTTTAAATTGAGATTTTCTTAAATCTTTAAAATCATCTTCTGTATATTCTCTCGCACAACATTTCATGCCATTAGTCCATTTTGAACTGCCATACATCATCCAACATTCTGGATTTTTATTGTAGAAATCGTTTATGTATGATAATACATCCTTTTTAAATAACCAGTCATCTCCATCTACTATTACAACAATATCATCTGGGTCTATAGCAAATCTCATTATACCATTATGCAAATTTGGGAGTGCACTCATTCTTTCGCTTGACCTCCAAGCTAAAATATTTTGACATTTCGTTTTTTCTAATAGAGGATGTTTATATTCAACTATAGGTTCTCCGTTTTCATCTTTTAATAAATCACCATTATCATCTCCTTTATATTTTACTGCTGGTATTTTGCTAAATGAACCATCTGTAGAACTGTCATCAATAAAAAGGATTTCGTAATTTTCATAATCTTGAGTCAAAAGAGAATTTACACATCTGTCCAAAAATTTTCCAGGATTATAAAATGGAACTATTACTTTAATTTTATTGTTCATTTTTTATTTTGTTTTAACAAACATACGATTTTTATTTAAAAAAATAAATGGATAATTTAAAAAAGATTTTTTCAAACTATTTATCTTAAAAATTATAACAATTCTAATAATTTAGAAATGAAAAAAGAAGCAAAAAAACTAAACAAGTCTAACATTCTTAATCTAATTAAGGAAGAAGCTGAATTTATTCTTAAAAAAGAAGAATATCATGATAAAATAGTTAAACTAAATGATGAATTAAAAAATCTTTACGAAAATAGAGATTTTGTTGGAACTTTTGGTTTTGCTGGTGATAACAAAAAAAGTGTTTCTGGATTTAAAGAAACTCCAAACATTTCTTATATAGCAATGTTAGAAAAAGAATTTAATGCTCAAGATTCATTAAAAGCAAACAAAGAAGAGGCTATTCTTAATGAAGACCAGCTTAATGAAATTGACAAATTAAAAGAAGAAAATTCAAGCTTGAAAAAACAAATAGAAGAAATTTCAGCATTCATTTCAGAAATGAAAAAAGGTTGATTCTATAATTATAAAATCATTTAAAAATTAAAAAAGATGAAAATTACTAAAGAAGAATTAAAGCAAATCATTAGAGAGGAAGCTTATAAATTTAAAAAGAAATTACAGCTAGAAAGTGAACTTGCAGAAATAGAATCACAACTTAATGAAGTCGAAGCTGGTAGCCTTTATGATGCTGGAGAATCTGCTGGCAAAAAATATAAAGCAGAATTTGAACATTTAGATAATGAATTTGGTATTCCAGGAGAAACTGAAACTTATATGGAAGAAGTTGAAATGGAAGAAGAGGCATATGAAGATGTTCAAAATGAAGAAGATTTGAACTTAGAAGCTATCTTAGCTGAAATTATGTCAGAAGATTCAAATGAAGAAGTTGCTGAAGAGTGTGGTACATATGAAGAGACTTATATGGAAGAATCTGATGATAATGATGCAGATGACTTAACTAATGAACTTTATAAAGAAGAAACTCTTTCAGAAGGTGAAATTAAAAAAGCAACTATTTTAATCTCTGAGCAAGCTAGAATGAAAAGATTGGCTGGTGTAATTTCTGAATCTGAAGAAAAAATGTTACAAGAAATTACTTGGATGCAAGAGTTGATGGGAGATGAAATATTAACTTTTGGCAAAGGATTAATCGGTATGCTTGGAACACTTTCTTTACCAGGATTACTTTGGTTTTCTCAATGGATAAAAACTAAAAAAGAAAAAGGCGTAAAAGCTACTAAAGAAGAATTAGACGATGCTTTAAAAACAGCAAAATCAAAATAATTAAATTATAATCAAAAAAAACCCTCAGCAATTAAGTTGAGGGTTTTTTTTGATTTAAAAATTAAAATTACAAAACCATTTTTCCTGACATATTACCTTCTGATATTTCAAAAGAATTATGACAACAATTACATGTATATACTTTTACATTTTTAGTTTGTTGTATTTGTTGGCCTTGTGAATCTAACAATAAATTACTTCCGTTTTCTATAACGGTTTTTACACTTTCCAAAAAAGTTGCACTATCACAACCATGTGGACATTTCATTTTTTGAATTAACATAACTTATAATTTTAACTATTAATTATAATTATAAATAGTTTAAATTATTCATTTTTATAAGATTCTAATATTTTAGCAATTACTGGATTTCTTACCACATCTGTTTCTTCAAACTTAAAAATTCCAACTTCTGTCATATTTGAAAGTCTTTTTAAAGCATCATAAAGTCCAGTTTCAGATGTGTCTCTATACCTGTCTGACTGTTCCAAATCTCCAGAAATTATAAATTTACTTTTCCATCCAATTCTTGTTAACATTGTTTTCATTTGTCTTTTGGTAGAGTTTTGAAACTCTTCTGCTATTAATATTGAATGGTCAACATTTATACCTCTCATATATGCTAAAGGCATAATTTGTATAATTTCAGATTCCATTAAATTATGAACTGCTTGTTTTCCTATAATTTTTTCAAATAAATATAGTGTTGAATAAGTGTATGGCGCCATTTTTTCCAAAATATCACCAGGCAAAAATCCTAACTTTTCATCAGCTTCTACTGCTGGTGTTGTTATTACTATTTTATAAAATTCATTATTTGGTGATGATAATAATTGTAGAGCTTTTAACGCTGTTAGATAAGATTTTCCTACTCCTGCTGGACCTGAACATATGATTATTTCTTTGTTTTCAATCAGGTCATAAAATTCTTTTTGTTTTTGATTTTTTTCTTTAAAATAAATATCTCCTATTACTGTTTTTAAAAATTGTTTTGTGTCGTTTCCTTTTCCTTTTTTAATTGTTTTTTTGTTTGTCATACAGTTAAAATTTATTTTGTTTATAAATAGTTTGATAATTTATAATATTTATTATTGTCAAGTTAATTTTACTTTATATTTATTTTTAAGAAAAAGAATTTTATGGAAAAAATTACAACATCACAACTGGAAGAAATGATAAAGAATAAGTTTTTAGAAAAAGGTGTTTCTAAAGACGATATAACAAATGAAATATTAAAAAACATTTCAGAAAGAATAAAAACTGAAGTCAAGAACTCTTTGCCAACAAATGTAAATAGTGGTGGTGGAGAAATTGTAAATGTTGATATTTCTAAACAAGAAGTACCTAAAGATATGCCTGGAGAAAAGCCTGAATCTATAACTACATCTGTTGAATCAAATGAAGAATTTCAAGAGATGTATAAAAAAGAAGGAGAATTAGAAGCTAAAGAAAGAGCTTTACTTGAAAAAGAAGAAGAACTTAGAAGAAAAGAAGAAGAACTTAGAAGCAAAGAAGAAGAATTACAATATAAGCCAGAAGTTCCAGAAAAACTTGAAAACCTAGGTTGTGAAAAATTATTTGTTTTCAATGAAAACGATTTAAGTGTTGGTGCAGAAAAACTTTCAAATACTTACATGAACTTAGTTGAAGACCCAGAAAACAAAACAAGCATGAAAGACTTGTGGCTTAAAGATGGAAAAAGAGATGCTGAAGTATTTATTGTAAATTTTGAAAAAATAGGCAGAATAGAATTTGACCCATTTGAAGGGATTTCTAATTTTATAAATGAAAAAGAAAATTCAGAATTAGAAGGTCCAACTTCAACAGATGATTATGAAAGTTCTGAAAATAATTCTAATGGTAATATGATTGACTCTATAGCGCCAGTAAAAGATGTGATTAGACCAATGTCTAATGATATGGGGCTTGATGTGCAAAATAGTACAGGAGAATATCAAAATTTAGAAACAGGTGCATCAGTACAAAATGTAGATGAAGAAAGTTTTGAAGAATTATTAAATTCTAAATTAAAAGAAATAATTAAAAATTATTTGAGTGGTCAAATTGTTTTAGGACAAAAAAAATAATGATTAAAGAATCTTATAAAAATAGAATCAAAAAATTGGCAGGCTTAATTTCTGAAGAGGAAGTTAAGCTTTCTGCTAATACTGGTAGAAGTGATGATGGTACTTTGAGTTGGTATTCTGAAAACTATCTTCTTGATTTGGGTTCTAAAATATTAAGTGAATTAGATAATATTGTTGAAAAAGACAATTCTTTAACTTTAAAATTATTGAAAAGTTCAACTAAAATGAATGCAAATTCACTTTTTATTAGTTTATCTATTTCTGGGTATATTGGAGAAAAAGAAATAGATGAAAATTTTGAAATAACATTATCTGTTCAATTCTCAAATGATTCCAACACTGTTTCCTCAGTTAATTATAGAGGTGTAACAAATAGGTTTAATTTAAACTCAAAACACTCTTCTGATGACCTAAAAATGTTTGTATCAGAAGTTACTGACAATATAATGAATTCAATTAAATTGTCAAATTTAAACCCAAAATCTTAATTTTTTTTTCTTTTTTATTTATTATTTACTTTATTTAAAAATAAAGGTATATTCGAACATATTTAAAAAACAATTATGAATACTTGGAAAATTTTAAACAAATCAAATCAAGAGGTTAAGGTTGCTTGCAAAACAGCTTCTATGGCCTCAAAAGGAATAATTTTACAACCTAATGAATTTTGTATTTCAGAAGCACAATTAACAGCTTCAATGGATGCACAAGAAAGAAGAGGTTTTATTTCTGTAGACAGAAATTTTGATAATTCTAAATTTAATCTAGAATTTGTCAAAGCATATAAAGAATCTGATTTAATTCATATGATTAACAATTTAGAATCAAAAGAACAAACTGATTTTGAAAAGGCTGCAGAAAATGCAGAAAAATATATGAATAATTCTGATAATTAATTAAGTTATGCCAGAAGAAAAATTGAATTACAATACAATTAACGAAGGTGTTACTGTTGGAGCAACTCAAACTGTTAATTCTAATAATTTAATTGTTTATAGTGGAACAAGTTCTGTACACAGTATTATATCTGATAACACAAATATTACTATAGGTAATACCGATTTATTCGATAGTAATAGTACTTATGGTTCATTTTCTTTTAGTGGATATTTTAGTTGCTTTAAAATAACTGATAATTTAATTTTAAAAGAGGAAGAAAGTAATTTTTTAATTATTCCAAAAAATAATTTAGTTATTTCTTGGAGTGATAAAGATAAGACTTTCATTGAAAATGATTTAAATGAATTTATTCATGATTTAAAAAATGATAATTTTTCTGAAAAAGCTTTTGAAAATAAAACAGATAAATTTAATCAAATTTTTAGTCTATTAATTAAAATGGACGGGAATTTATATATTGATTTAAAAGAAAAATCATATTATAGATATTCTTCAAAAAATAAATCTTGGGTTAAAATGTTTGGAGAAATTAAAAGCTTAATTTTTAGTAGAAAAAGTAATTTAAAATCAGTCAAAGAAAATAAAAATGAAAGATTCTTAATGATTGAAAAACCATTTAAATTTAAATTAAATTTTCACAAAGGAAATTCAACTTTAGATTCTGGGTATGTTTATGTGCCATATGTGCCTTTAACATATACAGCAACAAACATTGTTAATGGAACAGATAATTCTATTGTAACAAATACTGCTATAAATTCAAGATATTCAACTGTAACAATTAATGGAAATTATTATAATACAATAACTTTATAAAATAAAATATATGTCTAAAAAAATTAAAATATTATTTAACCCTTCAGATTTGGCTGGCGTAGGTCATTTTCGTTCAATATGGCCTGCTCAAGAAATGCAAAAAAAATACAAAGAAGAATTTGATATTAAAATTGATTTGTCTCCAAATTTTAATGATTTAGAATCTTTAAAAAAATATGATATAATTCATTTCCATAGACAATTTGGACCAATAGAAAGGTTGGATGAAATCTTTGATACTTTAAAAGCTGCTGGGGTAACCATGATAATGGATATAGATGATTATTGGTCTCCACCAAAAGAACATCCAATGTATTATGTTGCTTTAAAAGAAAAAATAGAAGAAAAAATAGTTAGTACAATGAAAAAAGCTGACTATGTAACTACTACTACAGAAATTTTTAAAAAAGAAATCTTAAAATATAACAAAAATGTCATAGTAATTCCTAATGCTATTGATACAAATCACAAAATGTGGCAACCAGACGATTCTAATAAAATTGATGGAAAATTAAGAATTTCTTGGATTGGAGGTTCTTCTCACTTAGAGGATTTAAAGCTTGTAGAAAATTCTATGTCTAAATTAAATTCAAATGAAGAATTAAAAGGGAAATACCAAATTGTGCTTTGTGGTTTTGACACAAGAGGTCATATAACAGAGATAAATCAAGCAACTGGTGAACAAAGAACTAGAAAAATAAGACCAGAAGAAACTGTCTGGAATAAATTTGAAAAGATTTTTACTACAAATTATAAAATAGTTGATGAGAATTATAAAAAGTTTTTAGATTCTTATAAAAATGAAAAATATTCTGATGATTTATCTAACTTAAACTACGTAAGAAGATGGACACTTCCTCTTACGCAGTATGGGAAACATTATCAATATTGTGATGTATGTTTAGCACCTTTAGTTGAAAATACTTTTAATAAAGTAAAATCAGAACTTAAAATAATAGAGGCTGGTTTAACAAAAAAAGTTTTAATTGCTCAAGATTATGGTGTTTACAAAGAATTAATTGAAGATGGAGAAACAGGATTTTTAGTTGAAAAATCTAGAAATCATAAAGATTGGTATAAAAACATTAAGTACTTAATTGAAAACCCTAAAGAAGTTGAAAGAATTTCTAATAATCTATATAATTTTGTGAAAGACAAATATAATCTGGAAAATGTTACAGAAAATAGAGTAGGGTTCTATAAGGAATTATATAAAGAAAAGAGTTTAGTTGATGTGGATTAAAATTTTCTTTCATATTTATTCTAAAAAGATTTACAATGAAACAAGTTAGCTTAAATTTTGGCGCAATAAAAGATACGGTTTATAGACTTTCCGCTAAAGAATTAATGAGTGAATCTAAAGAAATAAAAGAAAACAACTCATTAAAGAAATTTATTAAAAAAATTCAAGAAGAACCTTTATTAAAAGTTCAATATATGATTTTTGAAAATTTAACAAAAGGTCATTTTGAAAATGAAAGATTAGCAGAAAGATATATAAATGAAAATTTGTCTTTAGCTGAAAAAATAAATTGGCATAAACTTTTAGAGTGCAACAAAAAAGTTAGAAAAGAGATTCTTGATGAAAACTTTGTTCAAGGTACAAAAGAATTTGAAGATTTATATGAAGCAATTCATACATTAATAGAATCTAGAAGTAAAATAGGATTTACTGACATAAACAATTCTCACAAATCATTTGAAAAAGTTCTTACTCATTTACAAAGAGAAATTAATGAAAATGCAAGAACTGAAGAAGAAAAAAATGATATGCCTAACTTTTTGTCTTGGAGATATATTAATGAACATGCTGTAAGTAATTTCAATAAAAGATATAAGCATTTAAATGAATCAGACAAAAAACTGTTTAAAATCTTAGTTTCTTCTGATAGCATAAAAATTAACTATGCAAAAGATTTAAAGAATGAGAGTTTAGAAATGATTCAAAACTTATTAGATGATGATGCTGATTCTGGATATTTATTAGAAAATTTTAAAAACAAACTAAATTCTATAGAAAATATAGATAAAAACAATGTTGATGAAATTATAATTAATTGTCATGAATTAAATGAAAATCTTTTAAAATTACAATAAAATGAAACTGGACAAAACAAAATTAAAGCAAATTATTTCTGAGGAAATTGAAGTATTCAAAAATAAAAAAAGAAGTGAATATATTTTGGAAAATTTAGGTCTTAATGAAGGTAAAAAAAGTGACCCAAAAGCCAAAGTTAGAAATAAACCTAATCCAGTTTTTGATGCAAACAATCCAAAAGTAAAAGACAATAAAGACCATTTTCCTTTAGGGGATGAAGACCAAGCTAGAAATGCTCTAGCAAGAGCAAGTCAATATAAAAAAGTTCCAGATTGGTATGATGGTGATTTGGAAAGTTTAGTAAAAAAAGTTCAATCAGCTGTTAAAAAGGCGTTTCCAAATATAGAAACAACTGAAAAGTCTGCTAATCCAGGAAAAGGATAATTAAAAGGGAGTTTAAAAGTTCCCTTTTTTATTAGTCTTTTTTCCTTTTATGTATAGTAAAATCTAAATTGCCTTTTAATAAATCTGAATTTGCAATAATTTCACATACTTTTTTTGCTTCATTAAATAATATATTATCTTCTTTATCATTTAATGGATATTCTTTTTCACAATTATCCATACAATTTAAAGTGTGTATATTTAATTCAATAGATACAAAACTTCTTTTGTCATTATAATTTATGTTTTCAGGAAAATCATAAACAAATATATTTTCTAAATAAAATGGGAATACAAAATTATTTTCCAGAAAATTTTTTAAATCATTTCTATATATTTTTCTTATACCATAAGATAGTTTTTTAGATAATTCATAATCATAATTAAAAAAGGAATATTTATCATAATAATTTTCTTTATCTTTTACATCTATCCAAAAGCTCGTTTCTATAAAAATAGTTTCTGGCTTTTCTTTATTAAAAGTAGTACCTATTTTAAAGTTTGCATTGCAATTATTAAAATATTTACCATCAATTTTTATTTCTTTTCCTGTTCTTTTATTTGTTATCTCTAATGTGTCATCATTAAATAAATCCATTTTATTTTATTAATATTCATTTAATCGCTACATGTTTACAATTATATAATTTTTTTTTAATTAAAACAAGTTTTTTAATTAAAAAATTAAAACATCATTTTTTTCTAACTATTTATAGGTGTTAAATATTTAATAATAAAAAAAATGAGCAATTCAGATAAATACGTAATATCCGAATTTTATGCTTTTCAAGCTGATTCAAAATTGATAAAAGAAGCTGAAGAAAAGCATCAGCCTATAGTCATGAAAGGTATTCTTCAAAAGGCTAATACAGAAAATAGAAATGGTAGAGTTTACCCTTTGGATATATTAAAAAGAGAAGCTAAAAAATACGAAGAAGCTGTAAGAGAAAGAAGAGCCACTGGCGAATTGGACCATCCAGATTCTGCTGTAGTAAGTTTATCTAATGTTTCTCATATGGTTACAGAAATGTGGTGGGATGGCGATACTCTTATGGGTAAAGTTCAAATATTAGAAACTCCTTCTGGTGAAATATTAAAAGGCCTTTTGAAAAGTGGAGTAATGTTAGGTATTTCTTCTAGAGGTGTTGGTTCTGTAAAAAATAAAAATGGTCTTGATGTAGTTCAAGAAGATTTCGAGCTAATAGCTTTTGACTTTGTTTCATCACCTTCTACACCTGGGGCTTATTTATTTAAAGAAGGAAGAAGTTGGGGATTAACTAAATTAGATAAGTCAAGTTCTAAAATTTTAAAGCCAAACGAAATTAATAATTATAACAATTTAAAAGAATTATCCGATAAAAGTTTTTGGAAAAAATAATATAAAAAATAGAATTTATTTTTTTTCTAACTATTTATCGTTAAAACCTTTCATTAAAAGTAAAAATAATAAAAATGTCTGAAACTAAAAAAACATCTCTAGAGAAAGCAATATTAGAGGCTAGAGAAATAGAAAATGCAGCCATTAACAGTGCAAAGAAAATTGTAGAAGAATCTATTATTTCTAAAATTGAAGAAACTGTTAAAAGTGCTTTAACTGATTTGGAGAAAAATTCTTTAAATGAAGGAGTGTCAATAGACGTTGGTGGAGCTGACGTTTCTTTTGATGTTGAAGATGGAATTACATCAATTAAAGTTGATGCTGATGAAGAGGATTTAACAATTACTCCTACTGAAGATGAAAACGAAGATGATGAAAATGAAGTTGAAAACAACGAAGATGAAAATGACGAAGTTGAAAACGACGAAGACGAAAATGATGAAGACGAAAATGATGAAGATATGGAAGGTGAAGAAGAACAATTGTTTGAAATAAATCTTTTCGAAGAAGAATTGCCTGCTGCACCAGAGGCAACTGAAGCTGCGCCAGCAGAAGAAATGCCAGCAGAAGAAATGCCAGCAGAAGAAGCGGGTGCAACTGGTATGACAGTTGAAGTTCCTACAGCTTCAGCTATTGAAGATTTATCTGCAAAATTAGATGCTATTCTTTCAAAATTAGAAGCTCCTGCTGAATCAGCTGAAGATATAAATGCTGAGCCAGCTGCTGCTACAGAAGCAGGCGAAGAGGCACCATCAGCTGAAGGTGAAATAGAAATAGTTGATGATGAAGCTGTTGTTACAGAAAATAATCTATTAGAAATTGATATAGTAGGAGAAGATGATGATAATGAGTTTTCTTTTGAATTAGATGATTCTGAAGAAAATTTTGAAGATGATTCTGAAGAAGATGATGATGAAATAAATGATATTTTAAATACTTTAAATTCTGAAGAAGATTTTGAAGATGAACCATTAGATGAGATGAGAGGTGCAAGTCACAGTGTTCAAAGAGCTTTTGGCAACAGAGAACATAGAGCTGATGACGGACACCATTCACCTATATATGTAAACGAAAATAAGGCTCAAGAGGAGGCTGTAGTGGCTGAGCTAATTAAGGAAAACGAAAGTTTAAGAAAATCCCTAAAAGAGTACAAAGAATCATTCAAAGTACTCAGAAAACAAATTAACGAGGTTCAAACTTTTAATGCAAAGTTAGCTTATGTTAACAAGTTGTTCTCAAAGGGAGGTTTAACTAATGACGAAAAAGTACAAATCGCTGAAAGTTTTGATGAAGTGAACACTGTTGAAGAAGCAAAAACACTTTACAATAAAATTATAAGCGAAAGTAAAACTTTTTCAAATAGTAAAACTGAACAACTAAAAAGCAAGTTGAAGTCACCAAATCCAAATGTTGCACCTTCTACGAAATCTGAAGCTTTATATGAAAGCAGAGAAATTTCAAGAATGAAACAATTGGCTGGTATAGAAACCTTGAAATCTTAACAAACAAACAAATTTAAAATTAAAAAAAAATGAGTGAATTATTAAACAGCGGTAATGTTGGTTTGACAACTCTAAGAACTCTTTCAGAACAAAGAAAAGAGATTGTTGGAAACTGGGAAAGGTCTGGACTTTTAGAAGGTCTTAACGGAGCTAAAAAATCAAACATTGCTCAATTATTAGAAAACCAAGCGTCTCACATGTTGAACGAAGTAACGCTTGACTCTTCTGCAGGTCGTTTTGATACTGTAGCATTCCCTATGGTTAGAAGAATCTTCTCAAGATTGCTTGCTAACGAAATCGTTTCAGTACAGCCACTTGCTCTTCCTTCAGGACTTTTGTTCTATATGGATGCAAGAGTATCTACTAACAAAGTAGCTCCTGCTAACACTGCAAACGGACAAGGTGGACCTTCATTTGCTAGTACATCTGCTTACGAAAGATTCTATGATAACAGAGGTTATGATGCTTCTTTTGGTACAGGAGAAACTAAGTATGGTACTCCAATCGCTTATACATCTGGTTCTACTGAATTAGTATCTGGTCTTGTTACTGATACTTTTGCTTTAGGTGCTACTTTTGATGTTAACAAGCAGCAATCAAGCTCTTCGCTTAGATTCTCTGCAGTAACTAACGTTGTATATAACAATACAGTTGTTTATACTGCTGGTGATAGCGTTAAGTTCTACTCTCAAATGCAGACTTGGGGTGAAGACCAATTTGCTTCTCAGCAAGCTAATGTTATTCTTGACATCAGACCTGCTGGAGTTTATGGTTCTGACTTTGATGATAGCTTAGTTGCTAACTTTACAGTTGTTCCAGCTTATGAAGTATTCAATGACCTTGAAGCTAAATCTGAAATGAGCGAACTTACAATCAGATTCTCTTCTGTAACTGTAAACACTGTTACAAGAAAAATGAGAGCACACTGGACTCCAGAACTTGCTCAAGACCTTGAAGCATACCACAGCATTGATGCTGAAGCTGAGCTTACTGCTCTTCTTTCAGAAGAAGTTGCTGCTGAAATCGACAGAGAAATCATCAGAGACCTTATCAATGGTGCTATGTTCGAAACAAGATGGGATTATGCAGGTTTAAGAAACAATGCTAACTTCTTCGGAACTCAGAAGGACTGGAACCAAACTCTTATCACAAGAGTGAACGAAATTTCAGCTCAAATCCACAAAGCAACTCTTAGAGGTGGTGCTAACTGGATTATCTGTTCTGCTGAAGCTGGTGCAATCTTTGATGACCTTGAGTACTTCCACGTAGATGGTTCAGCACAAGCTGAAACTGAGAAGTATAACTTAGGTATCGAGAAGATTGGTAACCTTGGAAACAGATATGTAGTCTACAAAGACCCTTACATGCCTGCAAACATCGTTCTTCTTGGACACAAAGGAGATACATTCTTAGAAGCTGGTTATGTGTATGCACCGTACATTCCGTTACAACTTACACAAACTATCTATGACCCTAACGATTTCACGCCTAGAAAAGGTATCATGACTCGTTACGCTAAGAAGATGGTTAACAACAGATTCTATGGAGTTATCATCATCGATAACATCAATACTTATCAGCAAGTTTATAGCTAATCAGTTATAAATTGATAGATAGAAATTGAGGTCAACATTAGTTGACCTCTTTTTTTTCTATTTAATTTTCTTTTTTAATAAATCCACATTCACGTAAAAAACCTTGTCCTACTGGTGAGCCTAACCATTGAATTGTAGAAATAACAATCTTTTTTTCATGTTCAGTAAGTCTATTTGCTGGAAAATTTCCATTACTATCTCCCATGCCAAACACTAAAAAATCCATATCATTATGATTGTGAGAATTGTGTTCAATAAATTTATCATGAAACTCTTTCTCTTTAGGATTACTTTCGTGTCTATAAGTTTTAAAACCTTCCATAATTTATTTAATAGTACTGAATAAAACAATTATTAATACAAAAGAAACTAAACCAATAATGTTAAACAAATTAAAATAGATTGCAAATTTTCTTTCATCACCTTCTTTCCCTTTAATAATCAAATCGTCTGAGATTTGTTTAAAACCATAATCATATATTAATTCTAAATTTGTCTTAAAGACAATAAAGAAATAAATACACAAAAATACTAGAACAATATTACTAAACATGATAATAAATTTAAATTAATAATTAAAATGGATATTTATTTTCGAAAACTAGTTTTGTTGAATCATTTTCAACTTTAACAGTTATATCAAAAGCTTTTTTTGTTGAGAATTCACTATTTAAATAATGCATTACATAAGTATTTTCATCAATTTTATCCATACTTTTAAGACTGGAATTTGACATATTTACAAATTCATTCTCATATTTTTTCTTTAATTCTTCTTTGCCAAATTTTTCAATACTTTCTAAAGAAGTAAAACTTATCATCTTATCGTATTGTCCTAATTTTCTTAAAGACTTAAAAAAAGATAAAAAATCTGTTCCGTATATAATGGCTGGATTTGAGAATTCAGATTTTTTTATTTCTTCTTTTTTTTCTGATACTTTTACTTCCAAAACTTTTTCCTCTTTCTTTTCGCTACATGATACAAGAACAAGAGAGGCAATAATTAGTGTCATTATTTTTTTCATATTTATCTTTTTATAAGAAAACGTTTTTTTTATAAAAATATTACGAATTAATAGATTCTTTTTTATTAATCTCATCACGAATTTTTGCAGCTTTTTCGTAATCTTCATTTTCAATTGCTTCAGCCAACAATTCTTCTTGCGTTCTTTCTGTAACTTTTACTTCCTCAACTTTTTCTGTAAACTCCTTAATCATTTCAACAAATTCTTTAGAATTTTCATGATTTTTTGTTATGTTACCCATAAAATCAAAAGGATTAAGATTATCAGTTATGTCTAATAAAACATATCCTAAATCAGATTCTTTTATTTTATTTAACTCATCAGACAAAACTCCTATATCTTCTTTTGAGATGAAATAAA